CTGATAAAACCAAATTAGATGGAATATCTACAGGAGCAAATAAATATGTTCATCCTACAGGAGAAGCTGCAAATAAGACTTTAGGGTTATACAAGATAGCTACAGATGCGACTAGTCATGTTAAACAAGTTACAGCTGTAACTAAAAAGGATATTACTGACCTAGGAATAGCTGATACTGGTTCTACTCTTAGACTTGTGTATTTAGGTAGTAAAGAAGACTATGAACATGTAGTAATCCTATTATGGAAAGATGATATTGGTACTAATAGAATAGACGGTCTATTCTATACGGATATGGACGGTGCTTCAAGAAGACAAGTTGCCGAAGCTCACTTGTGGTTCTCTAAATGGGCTACTGGTTCTGATTATAAGTTCATACTGAACACTAGTCAACAAGGTTCAGGATTTTCATTAGTAACATGTACATATAATGGGGCTAAATGGTGGGGGTTAAAACATATAAATGATCAAGCAGTAGACTTTTACTTTGATGGTTCAATGTCTTACTAGATAAATCCTACTATAGTAAAATACTACAATAAGAATACGTCTACTGTATTGAATGCTGAAATTAACAGTTCTGTAACTAATGAAGCTAGTAAACTTAGTAGATTCGATGTAAATGGAGATCCATATGCTCTCTTAAGTGAAGTTAACACTAAGGTTAGTAAGTCTGGTGATACTATGACTGGTAATTTGAATCTTAGTAATTCTGGAATAAGTACAACTATCACTACAGAGGGTAATCATAATGTTAAAATAGGCTCTGCAATTACAGGAGGATGGGCAAGAGGGTACAACTTCAATAATAACTCAGGAGCAACCTTAGCTACAATAGGATGTACTGGAGTAGGACAGACATTCGGTTATGCTTATATCGGTAATGCTTATGATAATACTTGGCAGAGATGGAATTCATCAGGATCTACTATAACTGTACCATTATCAATAAGTCAAACTTCATCTGGCTAGCCTTTAACTTTGCGCGGTACTAATACTACGGGTCTTATCTAGTTTGTTAATAACGAAGTAGAAACTGCAGAAGTAGGGTATGTGGATTCATTAGGTGCATACTTATATAATGATAAACTGACAACTCATCCGTGTATATCATTAGGTAGAGTAGATAGTTTAGATGAAGGAGCAACTTTCTATTATGGAGGTACTCATTATAAATTGCTCCATAAAGGTAACTATGCTAATGAGTTAGATAAAAGATACTCCCCATATACTGTATATAATTACGATAAGGGTTGTTTAGTAAAACTAAGAATACCATCTAATGGTAACACAATGGTAACAGTAAGAATTTTTGGTAATTCTTATGATAGTAAACCTCCATTTGATACAGTAATATAGTTTTATAACTATGACGACAATAATGAGATTTTACAACCTACTGGAGTCAACAACGGAACTAGCTTTGGTGATATAAAAGCATTTATACATCAAGGGTAGGTTCATTTGTGGTTTAAATAGACAAGAACATATTAGACATTCCATGTTCATGCGTATACCAGTGCTTCAAAAGATAATCTAGTTCAAAGTATAACTAATGCTGCTATGCCTACTTCTGGAGTAACTAGAACAGTAACTATAACTCCTAAATAGGCTATATACTCTTATGATAACATAGCAGTAGGTAAGGTTACGTCTTCTGCTAATATGGTTGCTAGATATATTAGTTTCAATAATAGTGATGGCAGGAATGCAGGTTACATAGGCTCTGGATCTCCAACAAATAATGATTTGTATTTTATATCTCAACGAGATAATAGCATTCATATTTCTGCAAGTAATAGTGCTGCTGGAGGAGGTATAAATTTAACTGCAAATACTAATAATGTATCTATAGGTAGTGTTAATGCCACTGAGAAGTTACATGTATTTGGTAACATTAAAGCAACAGATAAAGTGTATGCAGCAGGTGGCTTCTTCAAAGAATCTGACGCTCGTTTAAAATCAGATATTAAACCTTTAGACTATACTTTAGACTAGATATGTTCTATACCTACTGTATCATTTATAATGAATGATTAGAAGCAAATAGGTACTATAGCATAGAACTTAGAGGAATTAGGTTTTGAAGATATAGTAACTGAAGGTGATACTCTTAAATCTGAAGTAAGTAATCCCGAACAATTTGAGTCATTCACTAAGGATGGTGAAGAATATGTTAAGGTTAAGAAGGTAGAGTATGAAATGTTAGGTGTATTAGCTATTGAAGGAGTTAAGATGCTTAAGGATGAGATTGAAAAGCTTAAAGCTGAAATAGAAACTTTAAAGAATAAGCAGCATGAGTAATGAAATAGCAACATATTCTATGATATTAAGTAAGCTTAGTCTAGGTAAGAGTGGGACAGAATGTCCTACTAAGACCTAGATTTTAGCTATTAATTCATTGATAGTCATCAATAATGCTTCTACTTATGGAGCTAATGAATGTGTAAAGATAGATGATATACGTAAGAAGGCAGAGACTTGGAATTACTATTTGACAGTATCTCCTACTAGTATGTCATTTGGAGCTGGTGGTGGTAGTAAATAGTTTACTTATAGTTCCTACAAAAGAAAGGTATTAGATGGAGTAGAATAGAGTGGTGATATAAGTGTATCATTAAAAACTAGTAGCGCATCTGGTACTGGATTTTCTATAAGCGGAACTACAGTAAGTGCTTCTGCTAATTAGACTGCTTCAAATAGAACAGGTAAAATTATTTTAACTCAGAATGAATCTAATAAGACAGCTACTATTAATTTATCATAGAGTGCGGATAGTATTAGTTCATATGGAGAATGGGTAATAACTGTATCAGCTAATCCTACTAGTGTGCCTAATAGTGGAGGCACTTCTACTATTACAGCTAGCGCTAAGAGAACTGTACATTGGGCTAGCGGTAAGGTTACTGAAGAAACAGGTAATCCTACATTATCTACTAACTTAGGTAGTCTTAGTAGTAGCTCTTCACCTAGTACTTTAACATTAGGATAGAATACATCTACATCTAGTAGAACTGCAACTATTAAAGCAACTCACGGTGGTAAATCAGCTACTTGTACAGTTACTCAAGCTGGTGCTACTCCAACTACAACTTATACATTTGGAATTAATCCGTATTCTGTTATCGTAGGAGCTAGCGGAGGCTCAGGAAGTATAACTATTCGTTCATATAAAACAATAGGTAGTAATACTTATGATGTAGATTATAGTATAGATAGTAGTACACTGCCTTCATGGGCTTCATTTAATAAGAGCAATTCTACATTTACTATAAGTTCTAATTCATCTACGTCTTCTAGATCTGCTAAAGTATATTTTAACTAGGCTGAATCTGGTAAGAGAGATTACGCTACATTATCACAAGATGCATATGTACCACCTGCTGATAATTATGTGTTTACTTGGGATGATGGTACTACAACTGATCAATCTATGAGTTTACCATATCAAGGTAGTAATGCAGCTAGTGACTTTGTTGTAGTAAGTACTAAAAATGGAAGCAGCCAATCCTGGAGCGTATCTAGTAAACCTAGTTGGGTTGGTACCTCTACTAGTGGTAATACACTAAATGTTACTGTAGATGCGAATAGTGGTTCTGCAAGAAATGGCACTATTGTATTGACTCAATCTGGTAGTAATAAGACTTTGGAAATCAATGTCAGTCAAGCAGCTTATTCTGCAACAGTAGAATGGAGATACAAATTCGGATTTAGTAATGGAGTTAGAGATAATATATCAATCGCAATCAGAACTATGGAAGAGTATGATGGCGCTTCAGTTACTTTTACTAGCTATAAATCTAAATATGTGGACGGAGTAGAAGACGTTAGTTCTAGACAATACGTAGATTTTAGTATAGGAGATTACGCTTCTTGGGCAACTGTAACTAAAGTATCTAGTTCCATTGCTAATGAGGGCAAATTTAAGTTTACACTATCATCTAATTTTAATAATAGAAGTAATAGATAGACATTTGTTACTGTAACACAAAATGAAAGTAAAAAATCTATTATCTGTGATATTATGCAAGTAGGTAGTGATGCATTTGTTGCAACATACTATTAGCATGTTATAGGAAGTGATACTTATCCTGATGAAATTAGCTTTGGAATTGTAACCACTCCGACAACAAAATAGTATGAGTGGGAAAGTACATTTGAAGTGCATACTGTAGATTCAGATTATGATGCATGGACCTACAATTACGAAAATATTAGAGAGGTAAAAAAAGTAACTGCTAGAGCATCAATGGAGACAACTTGGTTTGGTTATGAATATATATAGAATGGTGGAGATTACGGTGGAAGTTACTAGTATGATTTATTAAAAGTTAATGCTCCTAAATCTGATGGTGCAAATCATAGTGAAAAATTACATATTGCACAACTTGTTACTTCAGCTCCATCAACTAAATATAATTATAGAGAGATTACAAATACACCGATAGTAGCTAAGATATTAGTAACACAGAAAGGTAATATAATATCGTGAATCCATACTTAGCACATATGACAGATAGAGAATTGTTGGAGCAGATATATCTTCTGCTCCTTCAAATCAACGTAAAGGTAAGTGAGATAGATAATGACACTAAACAATTTGGTATGAACGTAGCAGCCAATCTAGTTGGTGATGCTCTAATGATGAATAACAATGATGCCAAGAGAAGAAATAATTAAACAGCTTAAACCTTACTTTGACGTAAAGGAATTAGTATGCAATCATATATACAGTAGATTTGGAGAATAGTCATGGATGTTCTTAAGTACTCCGTTACTACATGTACTACTATGTCTACGTACAGATATACTACGTATGCCAATGCATATTAATATTGGTAATATGCATCAAAGAGGTATGCGTTGTAACTTGTGTCCTTTAGTAAAGAGTAAGAAGAGTGTATATGTTAGTGGTCACTGTTTTGATAAGGATACAGAAGTTTTGACTAACAACGGTTGGAAGAAATATTATAACATATTAAATTCTGACATGTTGTTTACATATAATATATAGAATGATTCTATAGAACAGAAGCCTATAGATGGAATAATAAGATATGATTTCGATGGAGAACTGTTATGTGCAGAGAATCAACATATTTCTTATGCAGTAACAGATAAACATAGAATGATAGTTCAAAATCAGACAGGAAAATACAAACGTGTAACTAATAAGGTTATCAGTGAGAAATGGTAGAACTATTTAAATAGTTTGAAAAAGAATAACGGTTATCATATAGAACTAGCAGATTCAATACACGGTAGTAGAAAATTATTTAAAACAGCAGGTTTATCTTCTTGTAATAATGAATATGATATTAATCTGCTCCGTTTCTGTATGGCTGTAATATCAGATGGATATTTAGAAATAAAAGGAAATTGTGTAGCGTATAGATTTAATTTAAAGAAAGAAAGAGATAAAAAAGAATTAGAAGATATATTATCCGCTCTACATTGGAACTATACAAAAAATTATAGTAAAAGTCACGAAAAGAATGGATGCCAAGGTGTATACTCTTATTATATTAACTCTACTACAGGATGTCAAGTTAAGTAGATTATAGGCCTAGATAAAAAGATTCCTTTGTGGTTCTTATCTCTTAAACCAGACATATTAAAGCAGCTAATAATTACATACGCTAAGTTTGATGGTACTTTTGACAATAGAGATAATAATAGTGGAATCACTATATACTCTACTGATGATTATAATACAGATATTTTACAAATAATGTCTATATTATGTGGAATGAGATGCGTAAAGAAACATGAAAAAAACGTATAGGTAAATATTCGTGGTTGCAGTTATAATGTAAAAGACTTTTATAAATTGTTTATAACTTAGACTAAAGACTGTAGTGACGTACAACGTGACTGTTATTATACTAAAAAGTATAAAGGAGTAGTATGGTGTGTTAATAATGAAAACACAACTCTAATAACTAGGCGTAACGGAAAGGTTGTATTTATGGGGAATTGTACAGGTAATGCTATTGACTTTACTTGTGATGATAAGACTGCAGAAGAAATAAGAGAGATAATAAAGGCTAAACCTTTGTTATTACCATGTAAAATACGTTTAGAGGAAGATTGTGACTGGGTCCATCTTGATGTATATGACTCTGGCACAGAAGATAAAATAACAACATTTAAAGCATAATATATGTTACAGAGAGAGATAGTTAGATTTAGAGCATCAGATACGTAGCCTAATCCTCTAGAAGTAGATTATTGGATTGACGTTACTTCTAACTACTATGGTGGTTGTATTAGATATTATCGTAATGATACTAATACATGGGAGATGCTTGATTTGAATGATAAACAAGTAGATGCTATCATTGATTATATTAATAAAGCTCTTGATTAGATAGAACAGTTTATTAATGATTCTATAACTGAAATCAGAAATGAATTAGCTGAATTCAAAGATGAACTGAAAGAGGAAGTTAATAAACTGTGGTAGTATATTAATCAGAAAGTAGAAGAATTAACTACTCAGATTAGTAATATTAGAAATGAAATTAATGGTATTAAGTAGGATATTACAGATATCAATAATAACATTGATGATATAAATCAAGATATTACTAACATCAATTCTAATATTGAAGATATTCGTCAAGATATAACTAATATAGTAGGTAGTGATTTAACTTCTATTCAACAAAAGATTACTGAATTAACTCAGAATATACAAGAGTTAGATAGTAAGATTGATCAGCAAATTAGTGATTTAAGAAGCTATATAAATAGTGAAATTACTAAAGCTAAGAATGAACTTAAGACCTACGTAGATAGTAAAGTTACTGATCTTACTGAGTTAATTAACCAAGAGATTACTAATAGAACTAATGCAGATAATAATTTGCAATCTCAGATTAATGAGCTTAAGCAATTGATTACTAATGCATAGAATGCTATTGATACTCATGCTGCTAGAAGAGATAATCCTCATGTAGTTACTAGAGCTCAATTGTCATTAGCTACTACTGATAATGTAGTATTTAATAAAGTAAGTGCTCCTAGTGGATTCTTTAAAGAATGATGAGATGAACAAGATATTACTAATTCACCTGAATGGAATACTCCAGAACAGGAGATTATTTAATTATTAAATATTTGCAAATATGGTTAAACAAGAAAATCCTAATTTCATAGCATCTAAGTATGCTCCAAATCCTAAAGAGGTTTCTTACTGGATTGACTTAGCAACAGACAGTACTGGTAATGTTATTAAGTCATATAGTCCTGATCTTAAGAAGTGGATACCGTTAAACAGAGATGCTAATGTAGACCAATGGACTCACATTAAAGAGATTGTACAATCTGTTGGTTTAAACTATGATAAGAATAGTGATGTTATATCTTTACCTAATCTTAATAGTAATAACTATTTTAAAGGCAGTAGTATAGTAGATGCTATTAATAAAGGTGATGCTGCTGTAAAAGCTCAAGTAGATAGACTAGATACTAAGATTGATGATGTGAATGAAGACTTATAGGACTTCAAAGCATTAAAAGGTCAACCCAATGGTCTTGCTGAACTTGATGGTAATGGTAAAGTACCTGCTAGTCAATTACCTTCATATGTAGATGATGTAATGGATGCTTATGCAACCTATACTGTGTCACCTACTGGAGTACTTTAGAATATACAGTTATACGCAGATGCTGAACATGAAACTCCTATAGTAGGTGAAAGAGATAAAATATATGTCAATGTAACTCCTGGTGAAGTAAGTTATCAGTTTAGATGGTCTGGTTCACAATGGGTACACATCGATTCTAATGCTATTATTATTGGTGATATTACTGGTACTGCTTATGATGGTGGTAAGGGTAAAGCTATGGAGAATGTAGTTAACTCTATGCCTAATAACTTGCTGAGTACATTCCAATTAGACTAGACTGATGTTAATAATATCACTATTAGTCTTACTGGAGTAGAAAAGAGCGGTGGTAAGTATATAGAGTCTACTTTATCTAATATTACTATTACTCCTGCTACTAATACTGTTGCTGGTTTAATGACTGGGGCTGAGAAAATAGCTATTAATGAGACTCTTCCTGATGCAATTAATGATGAAAAAGTTGCAAGGGAAGCAGCTGTAAAAGAACTTAAAGCCAAGGATACAGAATTGCAAGGTAACATTGATAGTTTAGAAACAGCTTTAAATCAAGATATTACAGAGCTTAGAACTACTTTACTTAAAGTAAATGATAAAGTAGGTTTAACAGAAGGTAATGAAATGCCTGATTTATCAAGTACTAATTACTTAGTGGATAGTCCTAGTGCTATAAGTGCTGCAGTTACTTTGGATGAAGAGATTGGTAAGCTCAGTAGAAATGAGAATGAACTGTGGTATGGAGTTAAGTTTGACTTAGCTAATAGTTCTAGTCCTGATGGTGTACGTACTGGTAATATGGAAATGCACAGAACACTTCCTATCTAGAGTAAGATGAAAAGCTGTACTATAGATTAGAACAATACCGTACGATATCTAAATCCGAATGATCACAGTAAATACGAAGATGGTTCTACAGTAGATATTGGAAGTGGTGGAAACAGAATGGTAGAGATACCGGAGCATTATCGTCTGTTAATAGCTACTCCAGATAATAAAGTAGAAGTAAGAATTAGTGAATATAACTTACCTGGATTCGTAAAGGTTAATAAGAAATACATTGCTAATTATGAAGCAATAGTTGATGCTGGAAATAAACTAAGAAGTATTTTAACTACAAGAAACGAACTTCCAAAAGTTAATCTAGATAGAGCAACATTCCAAACACATGCTGAAACAAACGGACATGGTTGGAACATGTATACTTATGATGCTCATAGAGACCTTACTTGGTTATTCGTAGTAGAATATGCTACTCTGAATAGTCAGAAAGCATTTAATGCTAGCTTAACTGCAGAAGGTTATCATCAAGGTGGTTTAGGTGATGGAGTAACTACAGGAACTGTAACTGTAAATGGAGCTACGACTTATTCATTTGTATATTGCGGTGTTACTAATTCATTAGGTAATGGTACTGGTATAATTGAATATACTTATACTAACACTAATACAGAAGGCGCATCTACTGGTACTAAGGTAGTTAATGTTCCTAGATACCGTGGTATTGAGAATCCATTTGGTCATGTATGGAAGAATGTAATTGATGTAGTAGTTGCTGGTACTGACAATAGCGTATACATCTGTAAAGATTATACTAAGTTTGGTACGTTTGAGGGAGGTACTAATCCTACAGCAGAACAGTTAATTGCAGCAGGTTATGAGTTACAAGACTTTAAAGAAAGTACAGTTACTGGTCAATATGTAAAAAAACTCGTTAATAATAATTAGGCAGATCTATTCCCAACTGTAGTAGGAAATGGAGCTAGTACTACAACTTATTATTGTGATTATCACTGGACGAATGCTACAGCTACTCCTAGAACACTTCTCATCGGTGGTCGCTCGGACCTTGGGTCTAGTGCGGGTTTGTTCGGTTTGTATTCTTACTCTGGGTTGGGCCTTTCCCTTGCTTCTGTCGGCACTCGAATTACCTTCTATGGTGAACCGGCATTACCAGATTCTCCAACAACGTTAGAGTTAGATGATGAGGATTATGAACAACTGGATTCTATGGAATCTGAAGAAAATTGGTTTTAATTAACCAACAAAAGGTTGCAGTCGTGAGTAAATCAGTAGTAACTCAGACAATGAGTCTAATGCAGGTTTGTTCAATTTGAATTCTAACAATGAGTTAGGCAATTCCAATGCTAATGTCAGCACACTGAAATACATTAAAAAATTATAAACTGACAAAAAAATCAAGGGCTGAACCTTACCTCTTGGTAAAATATGACATGCTTCTTAAGCGCATTGGTAGCGAAAGCGAAGATGCGCGAAGGTATTTCAGAAAATATTATTTATGAAGAGATATAATAATTTATTTGATAAGATTGTTAATTTGAACAATTTATATTTAGCAGATAAAAAAGCTAGAAGAAATAAAACTAGTAGAAAAGATATCAGAGAGTTTGACCGGAATAAAGAAGAATTACTTAAGAAGCTATAGCAAGATCTAATTAATGGTACTTATAAAACTTCTGATTATGATACATTTATAATCAGAGAACCTAAAGAAAGATTAATATTTAAGTTACCTTATTATCCAGATAGAATAGTACACCATGCTGTGATGAATATAATGGAACCTATATGGGTATCTATCTTTATTAAAAATACTTATAGTTGTATTAAACACAGAGGAATACATGAGGCACTACAGGATGTTAGAGAAGCTTTAAAAGATACAGATAATACTACATATTGTCTCAAATTAGATATTAAAAAGTTTTATCCTAGTATAAATCATGAAGTATTAAAAGAAATAATAAGAAAGAAGATAAAGGATTAGAAATTACTATAGCTTCTAGATGAAATAATTGATTCTGCTGATGGCGTACCCATTGGAAATTATTTATCACAGTTCTTTGCTAATCTATACTTATCTTACTTTGACCACTGGATTAAAGAAGATAAGAAAGTAAGATACTACTTTAGATATGCAGATGATATAGTAATATTACATAACAATAAAGAATACTTGTGGTAGTTATTTGAAGAGATGAAATAGTATCTAGCTACTTTAAAGTTAGTATTCAAAGATAATTATCAAGTATTTAAAGTAGAAGATAGAGGAATATCTTTTGTAGGATATATAATAAGACATGATTATACATTAGTAAGAAAGAATATTAAGCGTAGCATGTGTAGAAAAGCAGCTAGATTAAGTAGAAAGAAACACATTACAATAGAAGATTATAAGCAACAAATGTGTAGTCATATAGGTTGGATTAAGCATTGTAATGGCATTAACTTACTAAAGAAGATATTACGCTATAAAGAGCTATTAGTTTATGCAAGAAGATTTTCAAAACAGAAACCTTAAATAAACCTTATCGTTATATAATTATAATCTCAAACGGAATTTCGAGCCCTCTCAGATTTTACTCCCCTTTCTAATCTGTCAGGGCTTTTTGATTACTTACATTTATCAAACTACTATCTATGAATTATTATCAGTTAGGAGAATAGACAATGCCAATATTTAAGAACATGTTTAGCAGTGTAGAGAAGTTTACTGCCGGAGCTTTAGGCGGTTTAATATCTTTATACTCTCCCGTATATGTTCCTATACTAGCTTTAGCTGCTATTATTATCATAGATACTATTTATGATTGCAAAGCAAATAAAAAAAGTAAATACAAAGAAGGTGATGTAATTGCTAATTCTAAGAGATTATTTTCAAAGATATTCTATAAGTTACGTGATTCAGTAGTAGCTATATGTTGTGCTTTCACTATTGAAAAGTTTATAGTAACTTCTATTAATCTTCATGCTGTAGAATTTATAGCAGGTGCTATAGCAATCGTAGAATTCTTTACGTTACTTGAGAACTTAGGTAAATTACATCCTAAATGGAAAATATGGGATATACTTAAGAAGTTAGTAAAGAAAAAGGGGGAATAGATTTTAGATGTAAAACTTGACGAATTCACAGATGATACCAATAGTAAAGTTAATAGTTGATTGGTTTACAAAGAATTTCAGAGCAGTCGCAGTAGGTTTAGTTAGTTTACTTATTGCGACTGTTTTTGTTTAGAATCATCAGCTATAGAAGAAGAATAAAGAGATTGACAGAATAACTAACAATATCAGAGCTTATGAGCAATTAGCATCCTAGAAAGAATAGTTAAACAGAGTGTTATAGCTTACTATAGAAGAACTAAATACTAGTAATGATAGCTTATTAAAAGAAGCTAAGGATGCTTAGAAAAAGCTTAAAATCAAAGACAAGAACCTAACCGATGTAAATGTAATCAATACTGAGATTAAAGATTCTGTTAGAACTATTATAAAACACAAGTTAATAGATTTTGACGAAGAACTTAAAATTAATCCATTAACAACTATCATAGTTAGTAGAAAGGACTCAATCCTTAAAGCCACATTAGATATTAAGAATCAATAGATTTTGTTTGTAGAAGAGAAGAAAGAATATCGTAATAAGTATAAAAACGGCTGGGTTAGGTTCTGGCACTTTGATTGGAAGAAGATACGTACCAAAAAATATCAGATAGTTAACAGTAACCCAATAATTAAGGTAACTGATACTCGTATAATCGAGTTACCTAAATAATAATCAATATATTCAATAATATTAATCAATAATAATATGCATAGAATATTTCGTGTAAAGGCTTACGAAGCAGAACACGGTCCTCATTTCAACGAGGAACATGCCCGTAAAGCTGTAAGTAAAATGGAAAATGAGGATGGTACTCGTGGACCGCATTGGTCTATAGAGGAAACCACTACCTTAGCTAATCAGTATGGAATAAGTCTGGGTAACAGATTTAATCGTTATGATTGGTTCGTAGCACTTAACATGGTTTATTCTGATTATTACAAAGTAATTATAAATATTACTAACTCTAACAGCACTAAGCATTTTGTTGAATTAGCAAAGGCTTGGATCAATGATAAAGACATTGATGAAGGTAAGATGTGGTATTACTATATTTACGTTATGTGTGATAAGATCAGACAAGCTGAAATGGAATGCTATGAGGAAGAAGTTGAAAAGCGTGATAAATACGAAGAAGATGATGACGACGAATTTGAACGTATTGGCTTATTCCGTAGAGGTGGTAGAAGAGGTGGTATGATGCGTGGTGGTCGTAGAGTATACTCTACTAGCAGAGCTAGAGATTATGAAGATGACTACGAACGTATGCTCGAAAGAGAAAAAGAGTACGAACCTTATTCAGAATATGGACGTGGCAAAGCTGTTCGCTACGTTAGATATTAATAAAAATCAATTTTTAAATTAAATCAATTATGTTAGAAGATAGAATTATTGTGCAGGATCGTGGTATTGATGCCGGTCTTGCTGCTTTAATGCAAAACGCTAATAAGGGTATGGATCCTACTGCTTTAATGGCTATGATGAACAACGGTGGTTTCGGTGGAAACGGCGGTTGGTGGTGGATTTGGATCATTTTGATCTTCTTCTGCTGGGGCGGTTTTGGTAATAATGGTTTCGGTCGTGGAAGTAATGACGCTAGCCATTTAGCTTCTCAACTGAATAATGACGCTAATACTAGCTGTTTAATGCAGGCTATTAATGGCAATAAAGAAGCCATTAGTCAATTAGCAAATACGTTGAATTGTGATATTAATGCTGTACAGACTGCTTTAAATCAAATCAACACTGGTGTAAGTCAGATTTCTTGTGATACTAAATTGTCTAGCTGTGAAGTAATCAATGCTATTACTTCTGGTAATGCAAACTTGGCTTCTCAGTTAGCTAGCTGCTGCTGCACTACTTAGAGATCTATTGACGCTGTAAATAACAACATCACTAAGATGGGTTATGAAAGTCAGTTATCAGTATGTAACCAAACTAATACATTGCAGAATGCAATTACTGGTGGTTTCAACGCTTTGATGGCTGACAACGCTAGCAAGTTTAACATTGTAGGTGCTAAGATAGATGCACAGACTCAAATGATTAATGATAAGTTCTGTCAGCTTGAAATGCGTGAAATGCAGAATAAGATTGATGCTTTGCGTGAAGATAAACAAGCTTTACAGTTGTCTGCTTCTCAGCAAGCTCAAACTGCAAACATCGTTAATCAAATTCGTCCGTGTCCTGTTCCTGCTTACTTAACTTGCAATCCTTTTGGTTGTCAGGGTGGCTTGAACGATTATGGTTATGGTTATGGGTATAACAATGGCTGTGGATGCGGTTGCTAATAAGAAAGGAGGCAGTTATGTTTTATCCTTTTTTAAACTACTTTAATAGAGGTAGAGTAAGAACTGTGGATAATTATGGTATTCCAGTATTGAGAACTAACTACGTTACTACCGATACTACGACTACTTCAGTTACTTATGGTGTATGCCCTAGACTATGGAGACAGCTCCCTTGTCAAGGTTTATTTATACTGCATGTAACATCTACTCCTACTAGTGCAGCTACTCCTACGGATTTAGTATTTATAGATCCTACTAGCTTTACTAATAGATAGATTGATAATACTACTACGGTTATTACATCTACAGGAGCTAAAGCTCTATTAAATGGTTCCGGAACTCAAATGACAAATAATGAAATCACAACTGGTAACAGATATCTGATATACTATAACAAATGTGACGGAATCTTCCAAGTAATTAATCATATAGTAACGTCGACTACACCGGCAACTTAATATAAATTGGGGCTCTAAATGAGCCCCTTAAAACTAACTTATTATGTTATTCAATCAATTAAATATAGGTGATAAGGTATATATAATAGAAGTGGTTGGGACATTCAAGAAGACTACTGAGTATAATGAAGGTTCTGTTACTCAAGTAAGTGCAGTATATGATGAACCACTGCCACCTGGGCAATTTCCAATGCCCAATCAGTCTAGAAAGAGGATAGTAGATATAACTATATAGTGCAACGGAGAAACTAAAAAGTTCACTATACCTGAGAATAAATCAGTTATTACTGATAGTGCACTAGGTCTTACTATATCTACGGATAAGTAGGAGATTATAAATATAGTACGTAACCAATATGATACGTATAAACAAAGAAAAGAAGCTATAGCTAAATGCGATGAAGAAATGGCTAAGTGTTAGACTCTATTAGATAAGCTTGGAGTAGATAATGAACCAGCTAAAGAGAATGATAAGATAATAGAGTTATAGAAAGAAGTTAACGAATTAAAAAACATAATAAGGAAAGCTAATTAGATGGTGCCACCACCTATGAAGGAAATGCTTCCTTAGGATATGAAGAATGTGATGGATAAGGTTGGTCAATAAGATCAACCTTTTTTATTTTAAGCTCTTTTAAGACCGCTATTACTTAAATTAAAGGATTGTATTGCTAATAATAGAAAGTGCCTATAACAGCCTTAAAATGCGTTATATGGCTTATAACGTTATTAAAACATAATATATTATGACACTAAACTAGCTTGTAGATAATATTCTACTTATTGCTCGCAATAATAACATTGCAGAGTCTGAGCATTTAAGTAGAATACAAATTGAAAAGTGGATTATAGGTTACAGAGCTATGCTAATAAAGCAAGACATAGATAAGGGCAGAGATATAAATGAATTATATCTTACTACTATAGAACCTATCCATTTAGACCGTGAAGAAACTGTACCAGGTTACTTTACTTATGTAGGAGATAAAGAACTCCCTAAGTTAATAGACTTTAACTATAGACCTGGAGTAATAAATGTACGTGATATGTTTGGTAATATAATTTAGATAGGCAGTCGTACTAAAGCTAAATTATAGAAGTATAGAAAAGCTACGTGTAAAGATTATATTGCATGGGTTAAGAACAATAGAATATACGTAGATGGTGATTCTAATCAGCTAGAGTATATCAGCGTAGATGTAATAGCTGAAGATCCTACAGAACTCAATGCTTGTTTTGATCCAGATAGTGAGTTCCCTATACCAGCCGCAATGATACCAACTATTACACAAATGATATTAGAAAGAGAGTTACGTTTTATGATTACTATGCCCAGTGATGATACTAATGATGCGCATGATGATACATAGAACAGAGTTAGTGATAAATAATTAATATATGAAATATTAGAGAAAGAGTTATACTACTACTGATTTCTATGAAAGCTATAAATAGTACATAGAACCTAATACACCATATGATATTGACTTATAGACATATAAGAACATTATTAATGACTATTTTTAGTACATTAGAGATGAAGTAATGTACAACTGTAAAGAGTTTAAGTTTCCATGTAGATTAGGTACTTTACAAATCATCAAACATCAACCAAAAGAATTCACAGGTAAGAGTCTTAGATGGGACTGGAAAGCTACAAAAGAATTAGGTAAGCCGATTTATTTACTTAATGAACACAGTAATGGATGGAAATACCGTTTCTTTTGGTCAAAGAAAGATAGTCTACTTACTAATAAAACTAAGTATTAGTTTATAGCTTCAAGAGATAATAAGAGGGACCTCTGTAAAATAATTAAAAATCGTATAAGAGACTATATAGAATTATGATAAACAACAGAATGATATCCTCTAAAACTGTAATAGCAAAAGCTATTGCAGATTTCAATTTATAGGAGGACTAGATAAGAATATCAGATTGGAAGGAGTGGTTACTCGAGGGAATGCTTAAGATTGGAGCTATACAGTAGTTTGAACATAAAGTAGAAGTACTTCCAATAGAATGCCACCAAGTATCATTGCCTTGTGATTTATACAAATTAGATTAGGTAGCGTACTCATACTGCTGTAATGGTGGTTGGTTGCCTATGAGAAAAGCAACATCCAGTTTTGGTGTATCTCACGATAATCAATGTTGTAGTAAATCTTGTATGTTAGTGTAGGACGCTGCTATGTTTCCATTAGTTAAGAATATGTTTAATCTTACTAATGATAGAGAAGCATTAGACAAGTTAAATGAGGACAACAACCTTAGAGAAACATTAAGCGTATTGATAAACTAGAATACCGTACCTACAGCAAACGGTAGATATCTAGGTAACAGAATAGGGCATAAAGATGGTACTATGTATAGTTATGATTTATAGTATATGACCAAACCTGGTTATATAATGACTAATGTACCTAGAGGATACATTAAGATATCCTATTATGCTATATATACCGATGAAGATAGCATGCCGATGATACCGGATTTAGAATCTTATAAAGAAGCTTTATTGTGGTATCTAGGAGTTAAACACTTTTATCCTCTAAAGTTAAAAGGGTAGATAAGCCAATCAGACTACTACGATATGAGAAATAGTTGGAATTTTTATCGCAAATAGGCCTACGCTGAAGCCATGTCTCCAGGACCAGATGAAATAGAATCGATAAAGAACACCTGGCATAAGTTGTACCCAGAGATGAACGACCACGATACTTTTTTCAGTACTAGTGGCGAAGAACGGATATTATATAACCAAGATAGCGCATTAAGATTGATATGATAAGTAATACTGCACAAGTTAATACATTTACGGGTGGTCTTAATATGGACTAGGACGTAAATTTGATACCGGATACTCAGTACAGATATGCTGAGGATGTCCGTGTTGTCACCAACGATGGAGGAACTACAGGAGTATTACAAAGTATAGAGAACCCTAGAAGATACGATACTATTATACCTAAAGATGAGACTATAATAGGTACTACTACTATAAATGACATTGCAGTAGTAATAACTAAAACATCTGATAATATTAATAAGATATACAGATTAATGGGGTTTGATAGTAATATGCCTCAAATTAAATTAGTATGTAAAGGAGCTCTAGGTTTATGTGAAGATTTATCTAAAAATCCTACACTAAGTATTGTAGGTAACTATGAATCAGATACTAATATAAAAATATACTTTACTGATGGAAACAGTCCTATTAAGATTGTTAATATAATGAGTAATGATTTTATAGACAATTCTAATCTTATAGATGAGAATGGAAATATAATTAATCCTGGCTCATTAGAAATAACACCTGTAGTAAGTTTATTGCCATTTAAGTTCCGTTGGTTATCTGAAGGTAATCTTAAAGCTGGAATGGTAACATATTGTTATCAATTATTTAATGTACACGGCACTGAGACTGTTACTTCTCCAATGAGCGAGTTAATTCACTTAACTAATAGTGTAACTAGTCAAGGTAGTTCTGAATATAAAGGCACTGGTCTAAATAAAGCATCAAATAAGTCAGTAATGCTATCTACTGAGTTATCTCTCTAGGACTTTAATAAGTTAAGAGTAATTCGTATATTTTATGAATAGAATAATGCTACTCCTACTATTAGTATAGTAGATGAGATAGATATACCAGATGGTCAGACAAATATACAGTATGTAGATTATGGAGCTACTTTAAGTAATATATCTGTAGATGAATTCAATGCTATGACTGGTTATCAATTTATAGCGTAGACTCTTGCAAAAATGCAAAATAGATTATTTGCAGCTAATGTAACAGAGAATACTTGGATACCAGAAGATGAAGATGGTAACGATTATGATGCTAGAGCTTACAGAGCTAACTCAGAAGGAAGTGTATAGCTGTTATCTAGTCTAGATAGTAATAATATTCGTATATCTATAACAGATGATGAAGCTATTAAACGTATTCCTACTACTCACGATTGTATAAATCCATTTAATAATGTAAAGTATACAAAAGATGCATCTAATTCTTAGAATACATATATATACAATAAAGATGGTGAATTAGGTGGTTACGGTATTAATATAGAGTATTCCTTTGTAACTACAGATATAAATCTAAGTAGTAAACAAGATAAGTTTAGATTGGATCAATCCTGTAGTATGGATGTACCTACTGTTAGAAATAATACTAGGTATATAAACAGGGGTGATAATAAAATGCCTGAAATAGTACAGCCTACTGAAGAGCAGAAGAATAATCCATATATACCTAATTATGCTGATCCGTATATAGCTGCTAATTATAGAGGATACTAGAGAGATGAAGTATATAGATTTGGTATAATATTCTATAATGATAAATCTGTAGCTTCTCCTGTACTCTGGATAGGTGACATTAGAATGCCTCATGCTTCTCAAATGCCTCCGTTTAGATATGAGAACAATACTCTTATAGGCAATGCTCTAGGTGTAGAATTTAAAGTAAAGAAAATGCCTATTGGTGCAGTGAGTTATGAAATAGTTCGTTGCGATAGAACTGAACGTGATAGAACTGTACTTATGCAAACTGTAGGTAGTTACGTGTACGAGTATAGAATTCAAGAGTAGGATAAGTATGTAGGACAAGGTACTGAATTGGATAGCAGCGTTGAGATGAGACCTACTCCTTTTTTCTGTAGTCTAATTGGTGAACAGCTAGCAATATCGACAGGTACAGCTGAAGACGTTGGTAACTTTTCTCTTAATATGAGGGCAAATGATTATATACGCCTAGTATCTCCAGAGATATGTGTACAAGGAGATGATGCAACTAGACTATTTGAAGGTAGTGTGTACTTAGATGGAATTGGTTCATACTATTCCCCATTCGTTGGTGGAAAAGTAAACGATAGCAAATTTGATGATTTTAAAGACAACTATGCTAATGGTAATACTATAGGTAACAGCGTAAGCCGTAGTATATTCGCTGCAGCAGATTATGTCACTCAGATAAACGGCGAAGTATTACAGCAAGATACTGTACCCTATGTAGGCTATGGTAGAAGATGGGATCTTAATGTATTAGCAGTAGGATTTCCTTATTAGGATAGTAGAGGCAAGAAGGTATATCGCGGAGCATCTATAGCTAAATACTTTATTCCAACATTTGGCCAGTCTCAAGATATATCATATATAGAAGACGCTAAATATCCGCCTAATATAGATTATAATATGTATGGAGCTCCTGATGTTGTAGCTAAAAGAATAAATGTTGGTAATAGAACTTATACTAATTATTCTATGTCTGACTTTATTCATAACGACAATCAGTCATTACAAGGTCCAGCTGGTCCATGTATCATAGCTCATGTGCCTGAATTAAGTAATACATTTACAGGTTTTAATAGTGTACCTACTAATAAGTATTCTGAACTTCATCCTTTTGATGCTACTAATGCTATTCCTGTATTTAATATTAAACGTGATGGTAATTCCATATATGGTGGTAATACGTTTTCATCTAGATAGAATTCAGTATATATAAGTATATCTGCACACGATAGTAAATATGTATTCGGAGGGGATACTTATCTAAGCCTGCTAGATTATCCTAATACTATGTTGTTCCAATTGCCTGATGCTAAGGAATGGGACGGTATGAAAAACTACATAGGATCTTATATACCGTTTGAGAGTACTGTGAATATGAATTTATTCCACGGTGACTAGATTCATAGAACCGTAACTAGTTCAAACTTTGCAGATTCTTGGTTATAGTTAGAGCCCACATAGATGCAAGATATACACGTATAGGATCTTCCTTACTTTATATATAACTCTGTTTACTCAGCATAGAATACTGGTAAACTGTATGTACCTAATTCTATGTATGCTGATAAGGATGTTAAATATACCAACAGAATATTAACATCACAGGCTAAAACCAATAATGAAGTAATAGATCAATGGTCTAAATTCAAAGTAGCTGATTACTTAGATGTAGATAATCAATGGGGTAGCATAACTAACCTTAAAGTATTTAAAGACAGACTGTTTTATTTTTAGAATACAGGACTGGGTATAGCATCTGTTAACGAAAGGTCACTCATTACTGATGATAATGTTAATCAACTAGTATTAGGTACTGGCGGTATACTTAGTAGATTTGATTATGTAACTACTACTAATGGTTCTTCTATTAAGAACGATAAGAGTATAATTAATTCAGATAATGTACTATATTGGTATGATTATGATAAGAATGAGTTATGTTCTTATACAGGACAAGTAAGTTAGCTATCTAAAGAAAAACAAGTACAATCTTACTTTAATAAAAACATTAAGGAAGATAGAACAAAAGCTATGTCCTTGTTTGATAAGAAATATAATGAGGTGTGGTTTAATATATTAAACAAACCGTTAATATTTAATGAGCAGTTAGGTAGATTTACATCTTTCTATACATTTAATCCTAAATGGTCGTTACCTATTTCTGATAGAGTAGTAGCAATAAAAGATAATGAACTACATACTTTACATGATACTGGAGTAATAGGCTTAACTCCTTTAGATAGAAAAGCTAAATTATAGTTAGTTGTCAATAAAAATGCTCCTTATACTAAAGTATACGATAATGTTAGATTACAAGGAGAATTTAGAGACGGCAATCAAGAAACTATTAAAGATGATATCATAGATTATATGAAGTTCAGTACTAAACATCAAGAAGCTATTAGAGAACATACTGAATAGGAGCTTGATGAAGAAGGAAGTATCATTACTCCTGAACAGCATATAATAACTGATTATAGAGAAGATACGTTTAGATTTCCAGTACCTAGAGCAGATAAGAATGAAGATGCGTTATCGTTACCTGCCAGGTTAAGAGGTAAGTATATGATATGTGATTATGAGTTAGATTCTGATATAGATCATACTTTTGAAATACCGTAGATTACAACAACATATAGAAATTCATTAATTTAATATGAAAAGTAAAAAGAAAACAAAAGTACCAGCATATGCATTTGGAACTCAATTTAAAGAAATTGGGAATAATATGCTTGAAAATGCTCCTGATGTACTAAATACTTTAATAACACCATTTTAGAAATCTAATGCTACTACAGGAGGACAAGCTGTTGCACAGTCTATAGGTGATATAACTAGTGGTGCAGCTACTGGTTTTAAGGTTGCTGGTCCAGTCGGTGCTGCGGTAGGAGCAGGTGTAGGTTTAATAGGTAGATCTGGCGAAGAAGCTAAAATGACTTCATTTACAGATTATGATGAAGGTAGTCTTGGTAGTGGTTTAATTGGAGCATTTGGTAATAGAAGATTGCGTAGAAAGAGAGCGGCTATTAAAAAGAATGCTTATAGTAATAGAGCTGCTGTACAAGGTACTAATTACCTACAAAGTGAAGCGTATGATGATATGATAGGGATGAATACAGATACTATGGCTAATGGAGGAATGTCTTCCTCTTTAGCTTATGTAGATGATGGTGAATTAATACAGACTCCAGACGGAAGTATAAGTAAAGTACCAGAGAATAATAAACCTACTGACAGTAATTTAGTTAGTTTACCTGAAGGCAGTAGAGTATTAAGTGACAAACTTAAAGTACCTGGTAGAAAAGAAACATTTGCACAACTTGGTGAGAAAATGATGGCAAAAAAGAAAAGTAAGTATAATGACAGATTTGCAGAGAATGCAGCAAAACTAAATGAAATGAACAATAATATGATTCATGATCAGTTGTTTGCTATGCAGGAATCTGTTAAACAGAGTAAAGGTATTAAACCTAAGACTAAGTAGATACAAGCAGCTGCTTTAGGTGATGAAATTAAATCTGGTTTAGGAGATAGAATAGTAGATGCTATCTATAATCCTAATCGTAAATGGGGAGCTGGAGTGCAGTGGGGAACTGGTAATAATCAATGGTATCACGTACCAACTGCATCAACTACAGCTACTGCAAGTACGAGTACTCCAACACGTAGACGTAAAGCAACTTCTGCTTCTACGAATACGGGATTAATTGATGAAGGTAAACCAGAGTTACCGTTTACTTGGTATGAGGCTCCATCAGTAGAATCTGTATATGATACAGATTATGATGTTGTAGATTCTCCTAGTGCTACTCCTATTACTTGGTATGAGGCTCCATCAGTAGAATCTGTATATGATACAGATTATGATGTTGTAGATTCTCCTAGTGCTACTCCTAATGATATTAGTTATAGAGAAACTAGAGCAGATAGACGTAATAAACTATTTAATAAAGTAGGAAGTGCTTTATCAGGCATAGCTTCTTTAACTCCTATTATGTCCAATCTATTTACTGGTAGACCTGAAACAGTTGATGCGGTATATAATCCGTATGCTACTAGCATTACTAATACTATGCGTAGACGTAGATATGATATTAATCCTGCTATTGAAGATTTAAATCGTAATAGAGCTACTAGTAATTACAATGCTAGCCAAATTAATACTAATACTGGAGCTAACTTAGCTTATAGATTACAATCAGCTGTTAATACTGATAGAGCTATAGCTAGTTTAAGATCTCAAGAAAGTAATGTTAATAACCAATACTTAGGTGATTATGCCAATACTATGAATAGTTTAGGACAGCAATGGGTTAATGCTACAAATATGGCTAATGAGGCTAATGCTCAAAACAGAGCTACTACTAGAAACATACGTAGGGCTGGTTTAAGTCAGTTAAGTCAATGGGCTCAGAATAGAGAATTGATGCGTAATCAGAAAGCTAGAGATATGGAAATGTGGCCTTTATATCAAAGATTCTTGCAAGCTGGTTTTACTGAAGATGATCTCAGAGCTATGATGAATTCTAACCGTAATACAATAAGTAGAAAAGGAGGTAAATAATGCAAGCTAATAGATATGATAGAGCTGCAGAAGCTCCTATAATGAATACCTATGTACCAATTAATTTTGGTGAACTGTATAGAATAGGTTAGGCACAAAGACAAGCTGTTGAACAAGCTGCTAATGAATTTACTAATACTGTTAGTAAGTTTGGAGAATTTCAATCTCCTTCTGCTGTAGATACTTAGAGATACTATGAGAACTCTTTAGGAAAGATAAGAGATTTAATAGATGAAGCTGCTACTAATCCAGATGCTATGAAAGATGCTAACTTTAGAGCTAGATTAAATTCTCGTATTGCTAATCTTGATTATGCTACTCTTAGTAATTTAAAGCAAAGTAGAGAAGGAATGCTAGCAAGACAAAAGGCTAATTAGGAATTAATGATAAAGGGGATGTATAATCCTCTTTGGCATGATGTGGATTTCACTAACTATAACACAGTAGATAGTGGAATATTTAATGACGTAGCTCCTTTAGCTTATAAATCTGAAGTAGACTTAGTGAGACCATATGTAGATAATCTGAAAGCTAGTTTCATGGGAGTTAAAGATGGATGGATTCATCAAGGAGTTTCTACTGATAGAACAGATTATGAAATACAAAGAAACTTATCTAGTATATAGAATACTCCAGAATATCAAAAGCATTTAGAAGTATTACAAAGACAAGGTCTTAGTAGACAGGATGCTGAAGAGCAACTTAATAGAACACTTATTACAGCAGGTAGAAAATTTGCTTATGACCAAGTTGTAGCATTAGCTAGAAGAGCAGGCGCAGGAAGTCAACAGAAACGTTTACTTAATCTAACTGACCAATTAGAGTTAACAGCAAGAGATACTTTTGCTTCAGCTTTAAAAGATGCACCTACAGTTCAAGATGCTAGAAAGAAACTCAATGATATGTTTACTCTTAGTGCTAAAACTAATAACAGTTTAAATAGTGCAATTAACGATGTTATTGGAACTTTAAGTAGTGGCATAGGCGCAGAAGCAAATGAAGTTTTAACTGCTCAAGGAACTCAGACAGGCAAGATGACTTCTCAAGGCTGGAGAGTAGGTAATTCTTCTTCCGAGTTCTTACTTAGAAAACGTCTTGCTGAGAATTTAATGGATAGAAAGATTGGTAGTAACAGTAAGTTGCAAGATGATTTTGAAAAAGGGTAGTTCAAAAAATTCTTAGTAGCCGGAACGCCAAACATTACTACAGATGGTTCAAATATATTCCACAATAAATATATTTTTATTCCTAAATCAGAAATAGATAAAGGTAAATATACAGCTAGAGATCTAGCAGAAGTACAAGGAGATTGGGTAAATCTCGACGAAGATCAGGTAAGAGTAACTGAATCTACCAATGATTACGGTGAAACTAGAACTTCGATTAATACTGCTCTTAAACAAGGTACTTATTTAAGAATTCCAGTAAGTACGGTTGTACCCAGACGCGGTTTAGAAGCAGTTGAGAATGATGCATTACACGCTAAGCGTAGAAATATAGGACAAGATATTAGAGATGCAATGCAAGCTCAATCTGAAAGTGACAGACTATTTTAATATAATATTATGAGTAGACAATAGAACTATACTCTAGGTAAAAATACAGATAATAACATCGCTAGTGAATACCCTAATTATACCTTACAGGGTGATTATGGGTATTCATACGATTCTAGATCAGATTATTACCAAAGAAAGTTAGAAGATAGAGAGAACGATATAAACTACGACAATAAAGTCACTAATGAAGATTCTACGAAAGATAGTGAAAGTAGAATATCTAATTGGTGGACTTCTAGAAGTATGCCTGAATTACTTCAGTCTAGTGAAGATACAGATAGTAAGGCTAAGAATATTACTGTTCTAGATTATATGCACGATAAAGCTGAGAAGTCTGGAAACGTAAAAGCTTTAGATGTATATCGTAGTTTTATGGAGAAAAAGGATCAATCTAGATTAAGTAGATTATAGAATGAAGTTAGAGAAGGTGAAGCTAACTATTTAAATTCTATTAATCTAGCTAAAGATTATCTTACAAGTAAACAAGAATTGATTGATTTACAAAGATAGATTGATTCTGCAACAGACTGGACACCTACACAAATTCAATCGGCTCAAAATAGAATAATTGAATTAGAGGATAATATTAAGAACATAGAGGATGGTGTAAATCAATTAGATTAGAATGGTAATATTATTTATCATCAACCTGGCTTAAAGGAATTAGCCAGAACTAATCCGTATTTACAGGATATATTCTATGAGACTAGACCTGGTAAATTATTCAGTACTGATAAATTTGGTTCTGCAGCAGACTTGTGGAAATACTATAGTTTTGACTGGTTAGCAGAAGATTATATGGGTGATCTTAATCCTGGTAATAACTTCAAGCACCTATTAGCTAATGACGGTATAAACGATGCAATCTTTGGAAGAACTCATCAACTATCTCCAGATCAAATAGAATATATGTGGAGTAGTAAGAACCAGGGTAATAATCTAGCGAAGCAGATTGAATAGCTTGATAATGCTGAAAAGGTTGTAAGTTCTCGTTTAGCTGATAAAAATCAGTAGATACAAAGTATGATACATACTTTAAAACACGGTAATTGGTTGTATGACCCAAGTAAGATATCTGCTGAGTTTAGAGAAAAGCAAGAAAATAATCAAATATCTGCATTTAATCCAGAATCTTGGGTTTATGCATTACCAGAATTAGGTACTAGTTATTCTGAATTTGGAGCTATGTTAGGACAATTTGGTACTAGTATGGCTGCTAAATGGGCATCTAAAGCTGTTATGGCTGCAGGTTCTGGTGGTACTGCTCCTTTATTAATTGGTGCTGCAGAATTAGCTACTCAAGCTGCTATTACTAATTACACTCGTAATTCAGAAACTCAAGCTGAAGTATTTGATTCGTTCAAGTAGAGGGTATTAGAAGGTGCAGATTAGATGAGAATTAATTTGCCTAGTGTAATACAATCTGCAGATGAACAGTTAAAAGCCAGAGGCTTTGATACTTCTGAGATGACAGATTATGAAGTATTAGAAAATGCTTTATCTCAAAATATAATTACTCCTGATGCTAATTTTAATCAGTTAGTAAATGATTCTCAGAAGGGGTTAGATGTAGTTAGATAGACTAATCAAGCTTTAATGTTATCTGACTTAGCTCAAGGTATGTTTATGTTTGGTGGTTCATATATGAAGAACTACTTTGGATTATAGAAAGCTGCTAAAAGAGCTGTAGGTAATCGCAATATATCCTCTGGATTAGAAACTGCTGTAATTGATAGATTACGTAAGGATGATTTGTATGCAGCAGCTGATGGTATTATAGATCGTACTATTGCTAGAGCTGTAGATAAAGCTTGGAAAACTCCCGGAGGTAAAACTAGAGCATACAATGCTATAAGTAATCTCACCAATATTGGTAAGAAATTAGGTGTTTCTTACTTTATGGAAAAGACAGAAGAGGGTCAACAAGGAGTAGTAAGCAATTATTATAGAACAGGTAAGTATGATAATGCCGGAGATTATGGTCTATTGTAGGGAGCTGCAAATGCTTTAAAATTAGCCGGAGAAGCTCATATGGCATACTATGGTATTCATCCAGATGAGAATTTGAATAGTGATGCTGATTTACGTAAGTCTATGGATATAGGTGGATTTACTGGATTATTCATGTCCGGAGTATTTAGTTCACCTGATGTGTATAGTGCTACTGCTCAATATCTTACAGATAGTAACTTGAGAGGGTATATTGCCGATGGCTATGGTAATGCGGAAAAACAGAATAAGGTAGAGCAGTTTATGAATGCTGCTAGTTCTGATGGAAGAAAAGGTTATTCTAGAATAATCAATAACTTAGAAACACTCAAGGATAAATTTAAACCTGAAGGTGTTACTAATGAAATGATTGATGAAGACATAAGATTAGTAAACAATATAGAAAGATTATCTAATAATAAGTCTTTACGTAGTATAACTGATGAACTAGGAATAAGCAATAATGACTTTATATCTGTAGTAAAGAATGCTGTATATATTCAAGATAGACTGAAGAATGCTAGTGAAGCATCTGAAGCCTCTACTAGAGAAATAGAAAGTGTTGTTCAGAAAATAAGAGAAGATGCTGACTTAAAAGAAGAAATAAAGCAACATTATTCTGATTATTTAGCTCGCTATGATAAAAAGCGTAGTGATAGAAGAAGACAGATAGTTAATGATTTGCCTGCATCTGATATTACCTCTAGAAGCAAAAAAGAATTATCTGAATATGTAGACCAATTATTAGGTGAAAGAAATGTATTATCTGAAGAAGAGTATGCAAATGAGTTTATGGGCAGAATGGTTGCTGTTCAAGATTATAATGACTTACTTACTCTTAGAAATGAACTTAATTCAAGAAAGTAGGATTTACAAAGATTAAAAGAGGATAAGAATTTAGATGTAAATGTAGATGGTATATCTGGTATTATAAAGTATGTAGAATCTCAGATAGAAGAACGTAAACCAATTATACAGAGATTCTTAGGAGAAGAAGTAGGAGAACAGGTAATGGATCTTGGATTATCTGTTCCTTTTGCAGATCAATTATCTGTAGCTACTATAAGTAAGTATGTTAATGATGGGGTGAGAGCTGATTTATTTGCACATGCTTTAGCATATACTACTGGAAAGTATGTAGGAGATACTAGATTATATAAACCTACTTATAATAATCTTACCGAAGAACAGTAGAAGCAAATACTTACTACTCAAATGCAGGCTGATAGAATCAATGGTAAGACTAGAACTTCTGATCAAATCATATAGGATTATGATAACTCTGTAAATGAAGAATGGAGCAAAGACGATAAACTTGCCGACCAGGATTTAGTACAGCGTAAAAGAGCTATGTCTGTTATCCAGAAAGATTTACAGCGTAAAAAAGATCAAGAGCAAGTAAGTAGAGAGGAGATAGCTGAAGATACTGGTAATTTAACAGATATAGAACAAGGAACTCCCAATACTGAAACAAAAGCTCCAGAGGTTGCTCCTATGGATGAAGTAGAAGAAGTTACTATACCGGATGTATAGGTAGCTGAATAGGAGATAAGTAGTCTAGAAGATCAACTGAACATGTTAGAGGAAGCTATAGAAGGTTCTCCTTTACAAGATAGAGTGAGTGTAGATGAGGTAGAAGCTGATGTGGAGATGGATGGCGTTACTAATACTAATCAAGATATAGAAGATGAAGTACAGATGCAGAATCCAGCTGAAGAAGTTACATCAGTAGAACCTACGGATATTGCTGAAGAAGTAGAAGAATAGCAGATAGATGATTCTACTACTGAAGAATCTCAAGAACAGCAGGAAGAAGTAGATGATACTCAATTTGCTCCTGCTGAAGAATCAACATAGGATGAAGAGGAAGGGTCTGCAGAATAGCCTACAGTAATGGAAGTAGAGGATACTCCTGCAGCTTCAGATATTGTTCCTCAAGTAGAAAATCCAGTAAATGTTACAGAAGTAGAGGATACTCCAAAATCTGATGAAATTTTTTATGATGCTTAGAATGATTAGCTAGTATATATGCCTGATGGCAATCCTGAAAATGGCATACCAGTAAATGACCAAGATATATTAGAACAATCGGCATTTGAGGAATCATATGATTTTGATTCTAGATTATAGGGTCCTTCTTCATATTATAATAGATCAGCTAATGGTTGGGTATCTGCTAGAAAGAAATTTAGAAGATTACATATAGCTAATACTTTCTTCTTTCAACCTAATACAGATGAAGTTATGCCTATTACTGTAGCTGGTAAATCTGTATAGTTTATAGGTAAAGATGGAGGTAAGGTTGATAGAAGACCAGGTAAAGAATTAGCTGATAATTTAGCTATTCCGGGATGGTTATCAACAGCTGATGATATATACTTTGTAGTTACTTCCTTTAAACACGATATGTCATTTGATAGTGCTATAGATAATTTAGCTATTCACGTGATGATAGAGAAGGATGGTAAACTGTATAATGCATCTGTTAGAGCAATCAATTAGAGTCTGTATGACCGTATGAGAGATACGGAAATGACTTAGGATGAAATAGATGAGTAGATATAGAAGTTAAGAGAATTGAGAGCTAAGATAATTAAGGCTTACGCTCCAGAATATTCTACTACTAAGACATTGCCATTAACTGCTAGGAAGCATGTTAAACCTGTAGGAATAAGAATAAGTAATGGTCAGCTTGATAATCAAGTAGATGAGGCTGGATTACCAAAGTTTAGAAAGTTAACCGAAGTAAGTGATTTTGGTATAACTGAAGATGCTATTGCTATGTCTGAACAAATAACCAGTGGGGATATTCAGTTTGGATATGGTACTGGTCCATTTGGTGTTGATCCTTTCTCTATAGATGATATGTTTACTAGAGATAAGACTGAAACACAAGGTATAGGTTATGCTGGTAAAATATACTTTATACCTAAACCTGAAAATACTCCTTCTGGTACTGCTACATTACCTATTATGTTATCTGAGGAATTGCATAGAATACCTGGAGTAAATAATCCGGAGCAGGTTAAATTAGCCTTCAATGCAGATGGCACTCAAAATGTAGATGAGCAAGGAAAGCCAGTTACTCCTTCTACTGCTGAGTTAATATTTAATATTATTACTGGTAAAACATCAGTAAGAGGTTCTAGTGCAAAGATAATTGATTCTTTCTTGTTATCATTATTAGCTAATAGTGGTTCTAATACATTTACTAATGGTTTAGAAGGAGTAGAAAGAATTAAATATAATTTCTTAGTAAGAAAGCAATTAGGCATATATACTGACGATAAAGGTAATAAATTCTTTGTTAACGGATATCATAGTGAAGATGCTACTACCTATACTCAAAATGGTCCTAGAACTGAAAAGAGATTTAGTACACAATTTACTAACTTAGCTACTTTAACAGATTTTGAAAAGAGGAGAATAGTATTCTAGATTTCATAGAATATACACTGGAATACTGATAAGGATGTACTGATGTCCAAATTCCCTCAAGAATTTATAAATCTGTTAGTATCTATAGCCAATAGTTCTCCTAATTTAGTAAAGGATGAAAACAGTAGAATACCTATATTCTCTAAAGACTTAACTTTCTCTTTAAAAGAAATAGGTTATACTTTTAAGGATGGTAAAGCTGAAAAAGTATCTGATTCTCCTTTAGTAATTACTTGGGCTATCAACAACGGAATATTAAAGACAGATTTGGGTGAACATGCATTCTATGCTCCATTTATATATGCAGATGATGCCGCTATAAATAAAGAAGAATTATAGAAACAACAAGATAAACCTAAACCCACTGTTAATACTCAAGATAAGGTCATAGAAGAAGTAAGTGAACCTTCTCAAGCTAAGACAGCTAGTGGTAAGAAAGTTGTGATTGCTGAAAGAGCTACTCCTGAGAATCTTGAAAAATATGGTTTAAGTATACCTAACAATGGTATGAAAGAAAGTCAATACCTTAAATGGGGTATTGTTCTCAATCCTAAGACTGGTAAAAGAGAAGTTACTCTTACTCCTATTAAGTTCTTAGGTGGTCTTAAGTCAACCATTAAAGGTAGAGGTAAGTTTAATGAAGATTCTGCTAAGAAGTGGTTATTTGATAAGTTAGGTATAGATAGTGATCAGATATTAGTAACAGACCAAATGATTAAGTTTGGAGCTAATGAAGAGGCATATGGTTTATTTAGTGTAGTAATGGATGCACTATCTAATGAATTAATACCACGTATATCTTTGTCTAGACAGTCTGGATCAGGTGTAGAATATCACGAAGCATTTCACTATGTAACTCAAATGCTATTGAGCGAGCAATAGAGAACTAAATTGTATCAAGAATATTCTAAATCTAAGAGAAGTGCTAGAAATCTTACTCAAGATGAAGCAGAAGAAGCTCTTGCTGAAGAATTCCGTAATTACGCTAAGGATCAAAATGGTAAAGGTCTATTATATAATATTATTAGAATTTTTAAGAAGATATATAATACGTTATACTTCTGGAATTCTCATAGAAATATAATTAGAGCTTTCTTTAAGAGTATAAATGACGGTTAGTTTAAGGATTATAAAGCTTCTAAACAAGCATTAGAAGATTTCTATAGCCGTAAACCAGAAGGTTTGTCTTACTATATACCTGGTTTATCAAAAGAGGAAGAAGCTAAATTACCTCATATAACTGACCCGGATGTATTCTATCATGCCGTTAATTCTCTCACTAGTGGAGCATTATCTATATTTAATATTAGAACTATAGAGGATGTTCACAATCTTAACACTTCTTTATTATTTGACAGATTGCAGTAGAACATAGACTTTGGTTGGATATCTGACGAATATGTAGATATTGCTTAGGATATAGTAAATAATAAAGATATATTTACTAGATATGTTCGTAAAAAGATAGAGCAATTAGGAATTAGAGAAGTAGAGAAAGTAAATAATGAGGAAGAATCTAGATTAAAAGTAGAGACTGGAGAACAATCTGAAAACAATTGGGATAAGAATCAAGGCGAAGTAAGTAAGAAAGATAATGTCAGTTTTAGAGCTAAACTATTCTTCTATTCTATACCTAAGTATGAATACCAATTTGTTGAAAATGAAGAAACTGGTGTTATAACTAAAGAGTTATTCCCTGTACATGATGATATGTTCCAACTCCCTGTAACTGAAGATTTCAATTTTGTATGGAATCAAATTATGGAGAACTTATGGGATATAGATAAGTACTAGGATATAATAGATAGAAGCGCTAATTTAGGTAATACTATTCCTTTCTTTAAATCTTTATATGATATACTTACTTCTGAAGAAGCACCTATATCTGACAATACTAAAACTTAGTTAGAGATAACTATAAAGAGTTCTAAAGTACAGTTAGATACTATTACTACTAAACATCCTAAGATAAATACAAGAGGTAAGTCTGAAGATGAAATAGCTAGTGAAATACAATCTAGCTTAAGAAAATTTAATTGGGTTGTAGAAGATAGTGATAATTTACGTAAAGTAGGTAGACTTCCTGCTAGATGGTCAGGCATGTTCTTTGCATCTGACGCTATAGATAGAACAGATAGCGGTAGACCTTTCATCAAACCAGAGTTTGCTAAATTCTTAAAAGACAGAAGAGGTAAATTAAGTTCTACTTTTAAGATAGTAAGTGATAGAATAAAGAAAGGTAAGCCAGTAGATGATACTAAGATATAGGAAATAAAAGATACTTTATTGGATGTATTTAATGCTTTGTCTATTCCTATGGATAACTTAGCATTAGACTATATGCTTAATAACTTCTATATTGGAGCTACTGAATTTGATAAATTATATAATTTCTGGAAAGGCACTGGAGCTGGTAAAACAGAGAGATTTAATGAAGGTACTTTAGCTACTTTGATTAAATTAGCTGAAACTAAAGATATAGGTGTAAAATCTACATCAGGTGGTGGATACTCTAGAACTTTAGATAGAATGTTTACATTTGGTAGAAATTCTAATAGTTAGATAGCTGTAATGGCGATATCTTATGGTAAAGTACATCCTTCTCCTCAAGAATTCAGTGTTGTTGGAGCAGATGGTGCATTGATTTATCCTATTAGTGAAAATAACTATATGACAGACCAAGTGCGTAATATTAATCAAGACGCTAATGGTAAGAAACAATAGATATTAAGTACTCCATTCTCTGCACATAGTTTGATAGCTAATGCTAAGAATACTAAATTCAAATTGCATACCTTCTTAGCACTGAATATAGATGAGTCTAGTAGAGATTATTTCGGTATTACTCCTGTTGAAGATTATATTGCTAAACTTACTCTTACTTTTAATGATAGAATGATATTACCTACTATGTCTGATAAAAAGACTTGGTATAGTATATCAGGTATTAAAATGGTAAAAGATGTTCTTACTAGTAAATATATTGATGAAGGAGACGCTAATTATGCAGCTATTATTGGAGAAGATTTAACAGCTGAAAATTCTACTTATGTAGGAGAAAGAAGATTTAGCCAAGGTACTCTTAACATATTTGCTAATTATTGGTTAGATGAGTTTAATGCAGTATGGGATTACTTTTAGAAGAAAGATTATATTGCACAGCATCCTACATTAAGAGTAGACAATTACCACGGCAAGATTAAAAATGGTAAAATGGATCATACTGGCAATGGAGGTAGATTCAGATACTTTACTAGATTAAGACTTGGTGAAGATATTTTAAATGTCAACCAAGAATTAGCAAGATTAGAACAATATGGTACTACAGAAGAGGTTCAGAAGTACTTATCAGATCTAAAAGTATTACTGTTAGGTGCATCTAAACCTAATTCTAAAGAAGTTATAGAACCTTCTGCTCCTATATTCTCTGCTATAAACCATTTGTTACTGCATGCTACTCAAAGAGAAATGCGAGCTCTTGTAAAAAGAGGTATACTTGGATATTCAAATGGTGAATATGTTAATAAGTTAATACCTAGTAACATATTCGATTACTATAAATCAGAACTAGATAATTCGATGTATACATCTGAAGAGTCTGGTCTTAAGAATCAAGATATATTATTCTCTGTAATTGGTTCTCACGTAGCTAATCAAGCTATTTCTGTCATGGAAGTAGAGAAATGTTTTACAGGAGATCCTGCTTATTATAAGTGGAAGAAATCTAAATTTAAGACTGAGCAAGGAGATTCTATTGATGTTATAACTGGTAAAGATGTTGATAAGATTAAACGTTTGTCTTCTGTATTATCTACTGGTACTAATCTTAGAACTATATGGGATAATCCAGCTGAGAATGATACTAAAGTAACAGTAATGCATCTTGCTGATAATATGCTTGGTTCTGATTATTATGACGAATTAAAAAGTATATTCAGAAACTCTATTCTACGTGATCTATACAGCGAAGCTCATCCTAATTTAAGTGACAATGAGATTATAGAGGCTTTATCTACTAAATAGAAAGAAGATGCATTCTATAATTCTCTTACTCAGAATTAGAAAGAGTTTGTAGATAGCTATACTAATGCTAGTGCTAGACCGTACGACTTCAGAAGGGATGACAAAGGAGATATTAAAGGTGGTAATATTAATCAATCTGATGCTGCCGTATACATTCGTCCTGCTATGTATAGACGTATTATGAAAGCTTTAGGACAATGGAGTGATACTATCGAAGAAGCTTATCAAATAATGGAAGGAGAAGATGAATCATGGATGAATAATCCAGAATTATATCAGAAAACTTTAGCTCTTGTAGTTAAACCGTTAAAGATGGTATACTTTGGAGATCATAGAGAAAGTGATATAAATCTGAATGTTCCTGTATTTGATAAGATGGCTATGTTCCCATTATTCAAAGTAATAGCTAAGGCTGATAATAAGGTTTTGTATGACCGTATGAATAATGAAGAATTAGGAGTAATCGATATGGTTACTTTTGAATCTGCTGTTAAAGTTGGTGGTAGAACTAAATTTGAAGCTTATGAAGGTCCTAAAAATGAACACTTTAACGTTGAAGGTTTAAATAAAAAATCCTTCAATCTTACTAAGAAAGAAGGAGATTTACCTGTATTTGTTCAAGATATTCGTAATTTGCGTCTACAGTTGAATACAGATCCACATGAGCATATCGACCGTTCATTTGGTACTTAGGCTGTTAAAATATGTTTAGGTAATCTTATAGACAATCGAGTGTATGGTACTAATAAAGCTGCTACTAAAACTGGTCAACAGATTAAGACTCAGACAATGGATGCTATTAATTAGTTATCCGATATAGGTTATAAGAGAATAATTAAGAGATTCTTCCGTAAAGGTAAACTGAATAATAAGGCTTTATCAGACTATTTGGTTAGTTAGGCAGTTAGCTCTGGTATGTCTGATGAGTTTGTTAAAGGTCTTACTCTTGATTAGGATGGTAATATACTTGTTCCGTTGGCAGCTCAGAGTAGTAGACAATGGATTGAAAGTAGAATTATATCATTTATAAATAAAGAAGTAGTAGATATTAATACTCCTGGTGGTTCTGCTATTCAGATGTCTTCATTTGGTTTAAAAGCAACTGATGCTAGAATGAAAGAATCATAGTTAAATGGTGCATTTAATGGCGGTAATAAACTTAGATTCTTGAATAAAGACGGAAGTATGGATGTTATCTTGAGTACTAACTTCTTTAGACACATAGTACCAAAAGAATATCAGACTTCTTATGGAGCTATGAAGAAATGGTTAATTGACCATAATGTAATTGGTACTAATTCCACTCCACAAGGTATTGGTTATCGTATCCCTACTCAGGGTTTGTCTTCTACTTTCTCATTTAAAGTAGTGGATGTACTTCCTGATAGATTCAGTGATACTATAGTAGTTCCCGATGAATTTACAGCTATGACTGGTTCTGACTTCGACGTTGATAAATTATATATTGCTATGTTGAATTACGATACAGATGGAAACGTAGTTCAATATACTAATGATAAAGTAAGCGAACAAAGTCCTGAAGCGTTGCAGAATATGATAATACAGAATTATCAATTAGTAGTATCAGATACTAAGAATATGGCTGAGACTAGAGCATCTATTGATACTCTTACTGGTATGCTACAAGATGATGTATTACCGTTAATATCAAGTTCTAGTAAACAAGAAGCAGATCCTTTCTATGAATTATTACCTTCATTCTAGGAATCTAGAAAAGAAGAGTATACTAGTGGTAAAGCTGGTATTGCTCCTTTTGCTCTTAACTCTACTAATCATGTATTAACATAGTTAATGCATCTTAATATGATATATAGTCATAGTAATATATATCAATTAGGAGATTTAGATGCTATTAAAGGTCAAGATGGATTTAGAATTCTTGACTGGTTATCTGCCATGATTAATGCTCACGTAGACGTTGCTAAAGACCCTTATATTATTGCTTTAAATGTTAATCAGGTTACTTATAATATGACTAACCTATTACTTAGAGGTGGTAAAGGTAAGAATACTTTCTATTTCTTAGCTCAACCTATATTAAAAGAGTTATCCAATAGAGTTATCAATAGTAAGGGAGTATATGGAGCTGAAAATCTATAGGAAAACTAGATAATCACTGGATTATACAATGTATATGGTAAGTTACTTAAGGAAGCTATAGATGCTCTGCCAGAAGGTGAAAGTAAACAAAATTGGAAAGCTAAATATAATGGTTTGGCTGAAGAAATTGGGTACTCTGCATATCCTGGAATAAAGAGTGAAGTGATAGATAAGACACAGGTATTTGATGAATCTAGTCTTATATACGCTTTAAAGAATAGAAAATAGGATAATCTGCCATTCTTATATCAATAGCTTATTGTATTACATGCTTATAAAGAATTAAGTATGGATGCTAAAACACTTAGTGAATTAGTACATAGATCTCAAATTGATACTAAGAAGTTTGGTAACAATCTAGCATTGCAGTTAAACTTTGTGAATTCATACCAGACGTTTATATATGATAATTCTGGAGTGTTTGAAATAAAAGGTAAGGAAGTAGACGATGCTTTGAAGTACTACTTTAGTAATACGTTCTTAAGTAAGAAGTTATATAATGCTACTACTATAGCTAGAAAGATTCTTAAGAGTCAAACGTTCCCAGCAACTTGGACTTACTAGAATATATTTAATTCAGTAATGAGTAATATTGTAGGAGGAGATATTATTAAAGGCACAGATGGTAATGATTTAATATCCTATAAACACCAGGGTGATAAGAAGTTTGTTCAGAACATAAATAGAATGATTGATAGTATAATCAGAGCTAGAGCTACTTCCAACATTGATTTACTTAAAATGACAGATGATCAATTTAGAGGTATGTTTGTAGGTAAAAATACCATGTGTTCTAGATTAACTAAACTTAAGAGATATCTATTACTTAATAAAGATGCTTTCCCACATCTTATTAATCAAGATGGAACTATAAAGAATGAATTATTAAATTACTTATAGGAATATCCAGCAGATGGCTTAGAAGGTTAGAATGTAGACAGAATCATTCTATCTGAATCTTCAATGAATAACGACTATGATAGAGAGAATCAGTTAATATCTGCTTTCGCTCAATTACTTGAAGATACTGATGATGTAGTTAGAGAATTTGCAGAAGATTTAGTTAAATATGCATATTATACTTCTTATGATGAAAGAGGAGTAAACGCATTCTTCCACTTAGTTCCTATTCAGTATAAGATTGATAATGGTTATGTATCTAATATTAAAGAAGTATTAGACCAATTTAAAAATGGTGGAGATGTATCTGGATATAGTTCTATAGCTCAAACTGGTGATGATCCTCAATCTATGAGTTTCCCCTCCATTAAATTAACTATAGCTAGAAATATGTGGGATGATCCTAACATAGTTCCTAAGTATAATATCAATCTTAAACCTAATAGTAACGATCCTTTCCAACAACAATAGGAAGACCGTTCTAAGAGTAGTGATTATGATATTATATTGTCTAAATCTAGAAGTAGTATTGGAGGTAAAGCTATTACTATGTATGACAGCTTTGCTGTTCCTCATTATAAAACTAGAAGAGCAGAATTCATAACTGTAAATAACGGTTCCGGATATAATACATCAATTCAACTATATCAATTAATTGGTGAGATAGCTTATGTAAGTGATGAAGGTAAGAAGAGTAAAAGAGGAGCTAAACTAATCTATAAGAGAATACCTAAATTAGGCATTAAAGAAAATGGATTTAGAGTTAATGAATTTGCAAAGGGCGGTTTGGATATATCAGCTTTTGATTAGAATGCATTTGATTAGAATGTATTAACTGATGATAGTGTTATAGCAGAAACTGCAATGTCTAGAGTTAAATTACCTAAATTAAAGGATGGAAGTAAATTTACTAAACAGTTTATACCTCTTAGTTCAGATAATATTTAGGTAAAAATAAACGGAACATAGAAGCAAATAGAAGGTGATGTATCTGATACGCAAGTAGTAGATACTACCTTTAATATAGATCCGTTATCTGAAGATAATGTAGTATATGATGAAACAGATGTATCAGATTTCGTTAATCTTAGTCTAGATAATCCATTTGACGGATCTGAATCTATGGACATCATAAACGAATAGTTAGATATATTCTCAAATATGCAAGAACAATTCTCACAAGAAACTGAAGATCCTTTTGCAAATGTAGATACTTCTTCTATTGCAAATGAAGCTTTCAATATGGATGTTACTGAAGATGTGGTAGATATGACTTATCTTGCTGAAATGGGTAAGAAACGTAAAAAAGAATGTGAATAATTATGCAGTGTTTAAATTTAAATAACAAAGAAGTAAAAGCAGCTGTTGATGAAGTTGCTAGAGTGTTAGGCAGTGAAGATGCTGCTTATTATATCATATCTGAAAATAATGGTTATGCTGTAGACTAGGGCCCTGATGGGTCTTAGTCTGAGCTATTTTCAGACCTTTTAAGACGTTTTGATGGAGATCGTGATCAAGCTATTAGATAGATAGCTAAAACGTTTATACCGGCTTAGGAACGACCTTCTGACTTTTTTTCAAGTATAGGTAATGTTACTGGCACTTGGTCAGATGGTTCTCCTCACATGAGTACCACATCAGGACAAATAGTTGAACGTTTAAAATAGTATATACCAAAGGATTCTATAGCATATTAGATACTTGATTTATTCTCTGATACTGATGTATATATTGGTATAACAGAAGAAAAAGATCAATTAGCTAATGGGGATTACATGTGGTATAGTGATAATACTCACACTATATGGATTAATAAAGAGAAATTTGAAGAAACAGATATGGAGTACAATGCAAAGAGTATTGTACATGAAATGGTTCATGCATTTACTTCAAGATCTTTTGAAAATGTTAAAAGCGGTATAGGTACTGATTTAGAAATAAAAGTATATAATAAAGTAAAAGACTTACTAGAATTTAATAGATCTTTATATTAGAGTATACATGATGAAAAAGGCAAATGGACTGGTGGATTATACGGTTTAAAAGATGAATTTGAATTTATAGCTGAATTTCTTACTAATGAAGAATTTGTAAATAATATAGTAGATGATGCCAGATAGAGAGGATTATTTAAAGAAGCTATAAGTAAGATAAGAGAAGTATGGTCTGCAATTGTTGATTTACTTACCGGAAAAGAGCATGTAAGAAATACAGAGAATACTAGAAACATACTAATGGAATTGTTATCTTTTAACCTAGAAGATAATAATGGATCTGCTAATATTAGATTTGAGAAATCATTAAATAATGAAGTTAAACAACTTGAAACAAATATACATGAAGCAGAAAAATATGACTTTGATACTAAAGAAGAGTTAGATAAGAGGTTATCTGATATAAGATAGAACTTACTCTCTGGTTTACAGTCTAGATTACGTAGTATAGATATTACCGATATATCTAAAAGAACAGAAGTAATAGAGAACATAAAATATCAGATAGCTAATTTATAGAATAATGCTATAAATGATTTTGATGTTATTGCTTCTTTTATTACAGATTTAAAGTTAGATGTTAGAGATGTAGGTAATAGAGTAGTAGAAGCTTATAAAGGTTAGGCTGATGCTTTAACAGATGAAGAACTCGTAGCATTAAATAAGAACTATTTTGCTTTTTACTGTGAGTAGGCTAAAGATATATATAATTCTTTAGTAAATATGAATACTTATAAACAAATTGTAGGAGAATCAAACTATAATAAATTAATGACAGAACTACAATTATGTAAGAGTATTTTAGATTAGAGCTATGATGCAGTTAAGCGTATGCAAGTAGTTAATGCCTAGAGAATTATGTTGAAGGAAGGCATGAAAGTAAATAGCCCTACTATATATAACTATATATCTGAAAATACTAGAAAAACAGATTTTGATATTAGCTATATTACTAGAGTATTAGGTTCTGGAGATAGAATCAATGATGAAGCTATTAAGAGTTTATTTAATATACTACAGAATACTGAAAATAGTATAAATGAAGTAGTATTCCAAAAAGCTAACGAACTAAATAAACTATTAAAGGTAGCAGGAAATAGAAATTAGAAGTTATTATTTGAAGTAGACGAGAATGGCAATACTACTGGTTATATAATTAGAGATCTAAACTACGGTAGATTTTATAAAGATTTAAAATAGTTCAAAGAATAGTTATAGAAAGAATTTGGTGTAGACCATCAAACTCTTCAATTACCTGAGAATATAGCTACTAGAACAGAATATAATAAAAGACTTAATAAGTGGTTATCAGAACACTGTGAACGTAAATATACTAATGAATTCTATGATTTAATGAATTCTCTTAGTCCTGAAGCAGCTTCAGCAAGAGAAATGATAATGTCTAAGATAAGAACTTTATCTAATAAGTATAGAGATAATAATGGAGTAATTCATTATGAATCAATGACAGATGAGGAATGGAATACTCTACAACAGTATGAATTAGATAAAAAGGAATTAGCTAGTATTTACGATATATATGGTAATGAAAAACCAGAAGGTTCTGTAGAAAGAAGAATAGCTGATGAACTTACTGAACTAAATAATAAATTATCAAAGAATCTTAATAAGAACTATAATCAATAGAAATTCTAGGAATTAATCGAAGAAAAAAGAAACAACCTAAGTAAGCACGAATTTAAAAAGTGGATGGATCGTAATACTAGAGTAGTATATACTGAAGAGTTTTACGAACAATTAGCTAATTTAGATAGAGCTGACTATGGAGAAGTATATGCTGAATATAATAAGTAGAAGAGAGCCATCTTAAATATGTTCAGAGATAATCGTACTGGTGAAGTAAATCCTAAGTTAATGCCTAACTCTACTAAAAGATTACTAGATTAGTTAGAGGTTAAGATGAACAACATAAGAAAGTCATCTAAAAAAAAGAGATCAAAGACTGAGTTTAGTAAGATAGCTAGAGTAGTAGCTACTGAAGCTTATAAGAGAGATGAAGCTGCTGCATTAGCTAAAGACCAAGAAGTTCCTGGTAGTTCAGAAGTATTCTACTTAACTAATACTTATAATACATCTACTGGTACTGCTCCTAAATCTTGGTACACAAAGATTGCTCCTAAAGATAGTAAGTATATACAAGTTATTCCTTCTTCTAACTTATCTGAATTATCTTCAGAATCTCCGTTTGTTAATAAGAACTATAAATAGGACAATGACGAATATTATCAACCTAAAAGGTAGATATACGATAACAGTAAAGCGTATAATGAAGTAATGTCTAATAAAGCATTATCTGAACTTAGAAAGGCTTTAATAGATACAATGGACGAATCTAATAGTAAACTAAACAATCTAGAGTACTTAAATAAGTATAGACTACCTCAAATATCTGGTAGCTTATATAAACATCTTAAAGCATCTGGATTTAATCCATTTGCTGCCGTAGGTAACTATTTATTAGATGCTGCTACTGTAAAGAGTGATGACGTTGGTATAAATAAAAAGGTACTTACATCTCCAGATGGTACTTCTTTAGCTCTTATTCCTCAGTACTTTACTAAATAGTTAGATGATCCTGCAACTATATCGGCAGATATGGTTGGTTCTGTTATTCAATATTTTAAAATGGCAGAAAACTTCAAACAAAAGAATGAAGTAAAAGGTAAAGTAGAGAATATAAAATCATTTTTAGCATAGAGAAAATATACTGGTACTAGTACAATAGGCTCTATTAAAAGAATATTTACTGGTAAGCAAGAACCTAAGCTTGGAACTGATACTAATATATATAAGTTCGCAGAGTAGTTCATTAATATGAATCTATATGACGTTAAGACTAATGCTTTGTCTATATCTATTAAAGATAGAGAGATAAGTATATCTAAATTATTAAAGACTATTACTGGTTATGGTACATTACGAAATCTTGGTTTAAACTTCGCTTGTGCATTTACTGGGTTCTTTACTGCTGCTCACGCTCATCTTGTTAATTCTTTGACCGGTAGATACTATACTTTTGGTAATGCAATAAGTGCGTTTAAAGATGTAGTATTTGACTTATTTAGACATGGCTTAAGTGTTGGTAGTAGAACATATAAGAGCGAATAGATGGCTTATATGGATTATTTTGAAGTTGGTTCTACTATGGATAGTTTATTTACTAATACCAATAGACCTAAATTTATTAATGTTATTTAGAAATAGTGGGCTTTTGGTTTATATTCTGTATCTGATTATCTTATAAAAGGGCAGATATTAAATAGTGTGATGTATGATTATAAATATGTTGATGGATAGTTTATGCATCACGAAATGTTTTATAATAAGTATGGTAGAACAGATGAGACTTAGTAGAGGTGGAAGAAAGCTAAATCATTTAAAGCTTTAACTAAGTTTAGTGCTGGCAAAATAGTTGCTATTTCTCCGGAGTATCAACAAGCAGTGGACAAAGCTAAGTTTACTATCGGTAATGCTGCTAGATAGTTAGCTGGTTCTGCAGATGGTCAATTAAGTCCTTTACAGAAAGCCTAGATGAGTGCTAATGTATTTGGTGCAATGTGTATGATGCATAGACAGTATATCCCCATTATTCTCCAATAGAGTTTTACTATGGATAGACAATGGGATTATCAAACTCAAAGAGAAGTAGAAGCTATACTTAAAACTCCTTTTAGGGTATTTGCTCAAACTTGGAAAGATAAATCAGGAGCAGACCTTCTTATCACTGTTTTAAAATAGACTTTTCTTAATAAAGGTTTTTCAAGTGAGTTAGATAGAACTAACATCAAGAAGTTAAAGATAGAAGCAGCATTATGTATGTGTTTATATCCTTTAATAAGAAATGTTCTAAAAGAAGAGGCAGATAAAGATAAAAGAAACATACTTCTTAATCTATTTGCTTATGTAATGGCTAGGACTGCTTTTGAAACTACTGCTCCGTATAACCTAGTAGATATATATAGCACTATTAAAACACCTACCCCGCTATACTCATTATTGGATAACGTTGGGTCTGTAATTTCTTATCCTTACGATTTAATATTATCAAATATAAGAGGAGAAAAGAGTAAATAGGGTAAAATAATAACTAGAGGTGCTTATAGAGGTAAAACTCAATTAGAAAGAAATGTATGGAAAATAACTCCATTTAAAAATCTAATTGAATTAAATGATATTCCAAGTAAGCGTAGATATTATGATACTCAGATTACTGGTGATTAAAAAATTAAAGGCAAGCTTTTCACAAAGCCTGCCTTTTTTGTGTAGAGTAATTCTTAAAATATAGTATCATAAAATGAACTATCTAGATAATCTTTCCAAAGTATTGCCATACTTAATATAAACTCTTTAGTACAAAATTGTGTACCGTTAGTTTGCATTATGCTGAAATCAGCTTTTTGGTCATTAGTTTTTAACTTAAATCTATAGCAAACTATATTATCTTTTATTATATCATTATAGAAAAACTCATTTTCTTGAATTCTTCTTACTATATAATACTTAGGATATGTTTTATATTGAAGTATTAAAAACTCTTTATCTATAGTAATATCTATAAATAAATCTGAAGTAAATACTATTGGATTTATTTTAAATAGGGTTGCATAATAACGCAACCCTTTGTTGTATTTATTAAAGTTCAACTTCTTCATTGCAAACTATATTTTCATCTACTTCAAATACTTCTTCGCATGAATCCATAGCTATTGCAATTAAAAAATCATTTAATGTCTTAGGTTCTAAGTTCTTCAATTCCATCATTTTCGTAATATTTACGAGTATGGTCCCAATTACCTGTCTGATAATGATATGATAATTCTGTTAAAGTTCTGATAATAAGGTCCTTACGACTATCTAACTCTAATTCGTTAAACATATTAAATACTCTCACCTCATTATTACCATTCGTTTGAATGGCAATAATATATGCTTCACAATCATAATCTGAAATATCAATTCCTTGATCTTTCATATACCAACTAATTGCAAGCAAATAATAAGTTATCTGTCTATAATAATCAAACTCTTCTACAGAATGCTTAAAATTATAGACATCACTAGTTGTTTTTAAGTCGATTAAAGTAATCTTCTTATTTATATGATCAAATATGCATCTATCAAGTAAAGACTTACAAGGTGCAATCCAATCATCAATAGGTAGCTCCCAATTAACATGAAACTCATTGTGAGATTCTACTCCAGGAGTATCTTCTAGTAATTCTTTCGCTTTCTTATGATTATCAATATTGTTCTTAATATTTTTAAGCATATTCAAATCAGCAAAAGATATTACTTTTTTGTTTTGTTTCTTTTGTAAATATTCAATGTAATCATTGAATTTCTTTACTAAATTTGTTGCTTCTAAGAGTTTATTTTGATCTATTTTAGTATTATTATAAGCACTATTATATGCTTCTAATAATATTGAATTTTCATCATCTAATGGTTTAATTAGCTTAAGATCTGTATAACGTTCGCAGAAGTCTTTTTGTTGCTTTACTTTAGGTACTTCATAGTCAAGAATTATATAATCGTTCCAAAATTCTTCTGGTTGAAGTATATATTCATGTATCATAGTACCTCTTTCAAGCTGAGGAAGTTTTAATCCTTCCTCTTTTCCATCTATCATATCACGATAGAAACGCGGCCCTTTCTTTAAGAACCAACCAATAGCAGAATTGGAAATACGTGTGTTATCAGAATAATATTCACAATCAATAATCATTCTTACTTAATTCTATAGTTACTATTTTAGGTCTTTCTCTTTCAAGATAACTGTCAGTTAGTATACTACAATTATATTGATTTAAATGACCATATGATATACCATCATGCCAATGCCCAAAGAAATGATGCTTATATTTACCAAAACAATAATGTTCAAGCTTTTCATTATAATTAGGATTTTCATGAGTAATTAGTATATCACAGTTTTGTATCTTTTCATATGGGCATATATACTCATCGTATTCATTCTGAGTATCTTCAAATGCCCATGTTTGCCAATGTATAGGAGCTATCCAAGGAGTTCCATAAAAGGTTACTCCTTCATACTCATATAGTTCATCAACAAGAAATACTACTTTATCATTGGTTAAAGTTGATATTTTAGTCTTAAAATCTTGCCAACTCAAATTCTTTACAGTATCATTGATAAGATTTTCTATATAAATATCATGATTTCCTGGAACTACAATTACCTTTTTACACGGTAATTTGTCTACCCAATTGACAAAAGTAATAGACCAGAATTTATCTGATTCTTCGTTATCTCTCTGAGCAAGTAAATTTACTACATCACCTGCTATACATAACACATCACATTCTGGTATATTAATTAAATGACCATGTACATCACTTATTGCGCAGATTTTCATAGTATAAAGTTTTAGTTAATTTATATATAATTATACTATAAAATAGTATCATTTCTTTAGTTTTTTTATTAACTCATCTACCTCCTTTTGATTGTGAACTATATAAAAGCTTATATTAGGTTCAAAATTATATAGATAGTAATTAAATAGTTTCTCACGTAAAGGCCATGTATCTGTTCTGTAACCTTTACACTCAATAATAAACCCATTACCTACAAAGTCAGGTAAATAGGTCATTGGGCGAAATTTCTTTTCGTTAAAAGTAAAAGCTGGAAGAAGCGTATATCTATGCATTTCATATTCTGCATCTATATTAGCCTATTTCAGCTTTTTGTATGTGTATGCTTCTAACTTGGATCTAAATAGTATGCCATCTACTTCTATCTTAGTGGCATTCTTTACTTTCTTGTTCTATACGCTTTTCATTAACGTATTTCTTTTTAAATGATTTATATAATTCTTCAATACGATCTTCACACATACTTTGTAATATTGGTGGTAAATTAGTGTAAAACCGTATTGAACCAAATTTCTCTTTTAACTGGTATATCCTAAAGTCAGGATAGATTTCAATAATTTCATCTAGTAGCATACTTACTAGAGTATTATAGTTTTCATCTAACCAAAACTCTATACCAGTATAACCTTCCATAATGTAAGGTTCATATTTCTTATTTAATGCTTCAATACTCATTGTTTCCAATCATGAAGCGTTATACAAACTTTTCCTTTTTTATCAGAAAGTTCATTATATCTAGTGAATGATACTTCCTGTAATTCTCTAGCGTTATTGTGATCTCCATTCTCAAAATCTAATTCAATCGGTAAATCACCATGCGTTTCAATCAATTTGTTTAGTATCTTTATCAATTCCGATGCTTTCATATAACCAATCTTTAATAGTTTCAAATCCATTTACTTTAACTGCGTCAGATATATCTTTTGCCTTAAACTTTTTATGTACTAACATTCCTTCTAAGCCTGTTTTAAGGCTCATTTTACGAAGATATTTAACTCCAGCTGTATCTCTATCAAATAAAATAATTATACGTTTAAAACGCTTCTTAAGCTGGTTTAGAGCCTTATCTGGGATAAATGTAGACTCCGATGATGAGCTTATTGCTGGAATACCCATCTCGTATAAACACATGACGTCTTTCATACTCTTTGTAATAATGAGTATATCTCCAGTTTTAGGTAACTGTTTAAACCCCTGAATGTCGTTCTCAGTTAGGTTATTACGCCACTTTGTATATTTATCTGCTAAAGGTCTATATATTTTAAAATTATTGTAAACCTTATAAGCATACATAGGATTGCTATCCTTGTAAATACCCTTTACAATTCCGTTACATAAATAATATTTTATACTACTTACTCCAAATTTCTTTAAAGTAGTAGTAGAAATATTAAACTGAGACCAGTAATTGATATCTGTTAGAGTAAAGTCTTGCCTTACAATACCAATTACTGTCTCGGTTGACGGTATATATTGCTTAGAGCTAACGAGTTTCGTATCATTAGTAATTTTAAGTTTATTAACTATATCATTGAGTATATCTGAATAGTTAGTTAGTCCTGTAAAAAGTGATACGAACTTAATTACATTACCACACTCTCCAGTACCATGGTCCTTAAACATTAACTGTTTAGTTTTTTTACTATAATAACATCCAAAAGAAGGTGTTTTATCCTTTCTTAATGGTGAATTATATATCATACCTACTTTAAAATTACCAATATACGCTGCATATATATCATACTCTGTTACTTTAGATAATATCCAATCTAAAGTAATACTCACATTATCTTTTATTTTTGTTGTATCGTAAATCATATGATATATTTTTTAGTGATAGCTAAGGAATCGAACCTTAATTAACCATTACTATCATGAAAACGTGAGTGCATGCTATTTCTATTCTATGAATTTTGATGCCTCCGTCACACCTTACATTCGGCGTATTACCGTCGATTGCTTCTTATCTCACATAGTGGCATGCTACTCACGTATCGCTATATTATGCCTAGCGTAGGCGGCTTATAGGATTATCTACAAAATTAGAAAGGTAAATCATCACTAGGCTGATCACTTACAGTAGTAGTAAGAGGATTAACCTCCTTATCTTCTTTATCTGCAACAATCGGTTTAGTAAACTGATCAATACCTGTAATTTCTCTAATCATGCTTTCATTCTTACCCTCTTCGTAGAAACCCATAGGAATATTCATAGGTTCAATAGAGGCAAACTTAACATAACTAGGGAGTGTAGTATAACCTTTATCATTATAAACTATCTTTACTTTAAGTAAAATATCTTTATTAGCACTATTAAGCATTGTTACTACCCAATTGGCAAATTCTTTATAAGAACTACCACTGAATGCTAATACATTCTTAGGATAGAAACACTTAAGTATACGCATAATACGAGTTACCTGGTTAGTAGCTTTACTCTGATTCTGTTCTTCAGTATCACCTTCACGAACAGCTGGTTCCCATTCTGTATGAACAAGACTTTTACCATCTTTTTCAAAAGTAAATTCAATAAACTTCTTCCCTGTAGGAGACTCTGCAAATTTTGCGGATACAAACTTAACGTTGTCATGAATACCTGCTTCCAAGTATTTAGTGTTATTACTATTATCTGACAACTTTACTTCATTTGCTAATTCTGTACTAAATATCATAATATCTTATTTTTAATTATTCAGGTAAATAAACTTTATTCCAATAAGCAGTAATGTTATTATTTTCATCACTCTCTGCTATTACTATATTCTTTCCTCTTAAATGAGGTGCTCTAGCTTCAATAACAGAATTATCTCCGCCTTCAAATGAGATATGTGTCTCATTTTTCTTTCTATATACATAACCGACAGCATCTGCTTCGCCACATATAATGTTTGCTAACGCACCTACCAAATCAAGAGACATTTCTGCCATTTCTTCACCATTCTTATTAATCAACTTATCTTTAGTATGACCAATAAGTATAAAGTTATCACATAATCCACGGAACATGTCAATAACTTTTCTTACAGCTTGTCTTATATACAAATAACCAGACCCACTAGGTAATGTTCTTAAATCTGTACCTTCATACTTTTTACCCATTGGAGTAGCTTTATAAAGCTGTATAGCGAAGCTCATACACATCTCTTCTAGACGTGTAGCATTATCTATAGTAATATATTTATAAGGATATTTACCAGTTTCCTTTTTAACCTCTCTTATTGCATTAGCTATATCACCTAAATCTTTTACAGATCTAGCTTGAACAGCTAATGCCTCTAAGAACTCTGAACCACCTTCTAAATCAATAATTAGGTTGTTATCCAGTGCTGCTACTAAAGTAGTTTTTCCAGCTTTTGGTTTACCGAATAAAATCAAAAATCTAGGATTTTCTACTTTAGCTTTTACTTTCTCTTTTGGTAATACAATCATAAAAGCTTTTATTTTTTTGTATTCCTCTGATAAAGTTCTGATAATTTCTGATAATATGGAATAAGATATTTTAATTAAAACAAACCACGTTTCTTAATATTAATCGTGATATCGATAATAGTTTTCTTTGTCTTCGGTTTTAAATAGTTCAAAGAACCAAATGCAATAGGAATTACTTCATAACCAATCTGTACGAAGTTATCAAAGATTTTAACCGGAGTACCAAACTCATCTTTAAAGTCATAGTCAACATCAAACGGACAATGTTCCTTTGCATAAATATCAAGTGCATTAATAGCCTTGAAGAATTCTGTTTCTAAGTCGAAATTAATTACATTATCTCCCCAACACTTAAACGGACAATTAGCGCATTCCTTCGGCAACCATCCAATATTATGAGTCTTACTTAAACCTAAAGTAATAATATCACCTGCACCAGCATATTCGATGCCATAACTGCAAGAAGGATAATCACTCTTACTTTCTACAGTCATCCAAGGATAAGCGTTAATTACTCGGTCCATTAAAGACTCCTTATATGTTTTTGCACTCTTAGTATTTTTCGGTAATGTAAATGTATATGATTTCATAATTTTCAGCCTTTTTAATTGTTATTACTAAACGAAATCTTCCTTACTGGTTCATCTTCTCTTATAGTCTCAATTAGGTTATTGTATTTAAGGTCATTATCAAACTCAAGTATAGAACATTCACCTGCATCTCTATTCTTTAGAATATGCAAGTAAACCTTATCTCTTACTGGTAGACGATTTGGTCCATAACTCTGTATATTGAGTAATTCTGGCCTATGAATACATATAACGTAATCTGATGCATGAAAAATAGTATCAGCAGAAGATATATCGCTACGCATTGGATAATGCATAGATGGATTATTGATTCTTTCAGGATTTTCGATATTACGATTCATCTGTGATAACTGTATTATTGTAGTATCTGGAAACTTTTTTACTCTAATAAACAGTTTCTGTAAATCGGAAATCACTTGTAGTGCACTTTCACGATTTTGACCTTCAACAAGTAAAGTATGATCAAGTATAATCACAAACTTCTTGCCTTTAGCTTTATTTTCGTAAAAGTAATCAATGGTAGATGCTATATCTGCAACAGTACCCGGTGTATCTACATAATATATCGGATATGATTTTATCTGTTGAGAGGTTTGTTCTACTTCTTCTAATAGTGTATTGTCTAAATCACTACTAGAACTATATAGCTGAGCAGTAGTTTGCCTTAACTTACTGCTCAATTTTCTACCTACTTGTCTAGAACTTAACATTTCAAATGAAAAATTAAGTACTACTACATCCTGATTAGAATTTAAGTCTATTAAATCACTTTCAAGTGTATTTACAAATGAACTTTTGCCACTACCAGATATACCTACAATAGTATATATGGTATTAGGTTCAATGCCTCCCATACAGGATTTATTAAACTTACTCCATCTAGTACGTAAAGAAACAATCTCATGATTCTTTCTCTTACGAATATACTCTACTGCTTCATTAGTAGCAGAAGATATATGTCTAAATGTTAGTGTTTTAGTAGATATCTGTTCCATAATTATAATAATCTTGGTTAGAAGTTTCTACTTTCATTTGTTCCTCAATAGTTTCCCACTCATGTTGAGTGAGCCATTTCCACATAGTTTTCATATAACCTATTTTACCTGTACGCATACGCTCATCTATTTCGTATTTTAAACAATTCATGATATGTTCATGTATTGCTTTAGATTTGCCTACAATGCGGTTATATTCCTTCCTACATTTGTTCACGTTAGCTCTGAGAAATCCTTTAGTTCCATCAGGTCTCATAACATAAACTGGAAATTGGTCATAAAACATATCAAACATAGCTTTATCTTCTTTAAGAAGTTCTTCTAGTTTCTCTGTTTTACTTATGACTTGAGTATCTCTATCATACTGGATAGAGATTAAACCTTGAGTCTCTAACTCTTGTATTTCTTCTTCATTAACTAGGCTGAGAAGTCTCTGAATGTCTTGATTGATTGTTTTGATATCATTCAATACAAGTGTTAGGAATACTAATTGATTAATAGATAAAGTTGGTATTCTATCTAAGATAGAAGTGTCTATTTCTAAAATCATAGTCTTATATATTATATAAGCTTATGGTTTGTCTGAAATATATCTGATAAGCCTCTGTTAATCCCATAGGCTCAATTGTAACGGTTTCAAATCTCTGATTATCTTATAGGCTTCCATAATGTAATACCTATAATTAATCTTTCTTTCTTCAATTGGTTTATCATCAAACTTATTTAGAAGAGTAACACCAGATGCAGTTAGCATATTTTGATACTGTCTTTCTTTAGCAACATATCTTTGTATACCTATGTATGGTTCATTATATTCAACAATTTCACCATCTTTATAACCTGTCTCTTTCCATTTCCATAAGTAAGCACCATTAGTGCTTGCATAGAAACGATTAGTTCTCTGTTGTTCCTCATTCATATACTCAACATGCCATTGTTTACCAGTTTTCTCAGACATTAAAAAATCTCTTATATCCGTACAATTTTTAATTGTATCTTCAACTGATACTCCGTCTTTAAAGAAGTTTATTACTGCTTTGGGTATAATTTTTGGAGTTAATCCTTTACCTAATTTTACAGTAGTAATAAACATTCCTTTCTCTTTTACTTTGTTATCTTCAGTAATAGCGAAATAGTCATTAATAGCATATTGATACATTGCTTTAAAACGATCCTCTTCTAAAATAAGTTTAGTAAGCTGTTCCCATTCTCTACAAATACTGTTTACTTTAGAATATATATCTTTCTTTAGTAAGACGAATAAGCCATCAGTATTTGCTTGGACGATTCGGCATCCATTTTGAGTTAATTTTTCAGCTAACATAAGTAATAGCAACTGCCCATTAATTCTAATTTGCATTACTGCAAATGGGCTATAACAGAAATTATGTTCATTCTGTAAGTTACCTGATAAACCATTTAAAGCTAACTTTAAAGTTTCGTTCTTTACTTTATCACCATTGTGTTTAGCCTCAATTCGCTCATCTTTAATTTGCTTATATACTTCTAAAAATTCTTTACCTAAATGTTTAGGATAGAATTCATACTCTATAAGCATACTTGGATATAGTGAAGCTACATCTATATCTATAAGCATTTCATCATCTCTAGGAATAATGATTTCAGGGCTATTCACAGAATGAATACCTCCTACTCCTACAGAATAGCGTAAATTATTAAATACAAACTTGTTCTCGTATCCTTTTCTACCTGGAGATACTATCTGATTTTTCATATCATCTAATACTCTTTGCAGAATAGGGCTATCATATTTAATAAATGGTAATATTACATCTTTCAATGGTATTACACTCATTGGAGACCTTAAATCTTTAATATCCTGCCAAGTTAAACCTGTCTTTTCTAGATATTTCTGAGTTAAAATCTTCATTCCAATGTTTACACCATCTTTACTGAGTACTCTTACTCCATATTCATCTTCAATAGCGATTCGTAAATCAACGTCTTTCTTACATCTATTTAATAATTCTGAAGTAGATTCAATATCATTAATATTATAATCTATCATAGAGTTAAAATCTTCTAACGGAAGAGGTTTAGTCCAATCACATACAAATTCCTGTACATTAGGATATTGCATTGTTACCTGTATTTCCTTTAAACCTACTCTAAGTTTATTAGAATATAACATAGTAAGAATATCAAAAGTATCAAACCATATCTGATACTTCCAATGCTTCCATGCATCTATATTATCCTCACTTGAAGTAGTTATAGTCTTACTTAAGTTAAATATAGAGCTACATATAGTAGGTATATTATATTGCATTAATTTATCTTCATATTCAATTATATAATTGATTATAGGATTATCATAATGCAAATTATTATAACCACAGAATATAACATTTGCTGGAATGTTAATATTTGTAGTATAATAATCTCCCCAAGTAATATATTTATCTACTTGTTTAAAGAATTTAACTAAATCTCTTAGTTGATTTTTCCTCTCTGATATCTCAAATTTATAGATGTCGTTTGTTTCTGTATTCTTTACCGAACAATGAAAGATATTTTGAAATACCTCAATATCATATACGTAGACTATCTTTCCTCGTATAATCATATTATAAGTATTTAAAGTTAGATCTCATGGTTGGACTCGAACCAACGCGTTCACACTACATAGTAGCGGCTCTACCACTGAGCTACATGAGAAACCAGTTTAAAACATGGAAACAGAAATATTATGCTGTTTTAAGCATTTGTTTAATTTCTTTTCTGTAAAAAGAACGTTTAATAGCTTTTGCTATTGTATCGTTACTTTTACCCTTGCAACCTCCTACATGTTGCTTTCTGTTTTTACTTCTACCTACGTAGAATGCTAAAAATTTCAAAGGATTCTTTTGAGAATTGCTTTGTTTCTTGTTTAATTTCTGTAAGTAAAACTCCTTAGAACTGTTTTCTTTTTTCATAATTTTGATAATTAATTTATTAAACTTATGCTGCTAATAACTTATTACGGCTATAATAAGTTATACTATTATCTCCTTCAATATCCTTTACTGTTACTCCTGTAAATGATGTATCTTTCTTGTACTTCTTAGCTAATTTAGCAGCTTTACTCTTTGCTTCATCTCTAGTAGATGCTTCAAAGTTTCCAGTAGCAAAATCGTATACTTTCATATCATTATCAGAGCATCTTCTTTGTATAGCATATTGGAAATTTCTTTTATTAGGCTTTTCTTTAATAGACAACTCTGCAGCACTAGGAGCTGTCTGTTTACCTTTCTTAGGAGTTAAAGGATTACTACGTACTGACTCATCAAATTTAGCCTGCATAGATTTTCTTGCAAGTTTATCTGCTTTTATCTTCTCTTTGATTTGTTCAGTTGTTAACGTAATAGCTTTAGGTTTAGTGAACATATTGTTCTTAACTATACGCGTAAAATGTTTCTTCTCTTTACGGGTATATCGTATTGTAGGATCATATCCTGCTTTCATAAGAATATTCTTGATTAATTCTTTTTTAGATTGTTTTATAGATTTGTTTTCATTCATAGCGTCTTTTGCTACTTTAGTGGTATATTCAGATTGCTTCTTATTTCCTGCCCACTTTACAAATCCTATTACTTTCCCATTCTCGTCATATTTAATGACTCCAGATGGTCCCGGTTTCTTGCTTACCGTCATTATTTGATAAGCTTTATAGCTTCTACGAAACTTATTCTTGTTACTTCTATGATTCTTTATACCGGTTCTCTTATTTTTCTTTGCTAATATCTTTTTCATAATTTTTGATAATTAAGTTATTTACTTGAAAATCCTTTTACCTTAATAGGATTTTCTTCTATTGTTTCACAATAAAATATAGTAGTAGTATTAGTACCTACGCCTATACTACTTAATTCTCTTTTAGGATGTTCACTAGCTCAGTTTATAAGAACATTAACTCTATTCTCATAAGCTGAACTAGACTCCCAAAATTTCTTTCTTACATAAAGTGCTTTTCTAACTTCTTTCATATTTATGCAGCTAATGATAAAGCTGGAGCTTCAATGTTAAGCTCTGCCTTCTCATTAAAATCTGTAATATCTTTATTGATTTTGTTAATTTCTAATTGTAATTTATTTTTTAGACCTGCAATATAAGCTGAAGTAAGCTCTTCAGTTTTATCTAGGTTCTTCTTTCCTTTAGAACGTTTAAGTTTCGGATCAAGAGTCTTAATCTTACTTAAATGAAACAACTGTTCAGTCTTTTCGCATAAGGTAAAAATATTAAGATAGTTATTGTCTTTAGGTAATTCAGTAAACTTCTTATAACCCATATTAATACACTGCATATACAGTTTTAATAATATGCGTTCCTCAGATAGAGCTTCAATCTTCTGAAGTAATGCTTTTAAGTCATAATTACGTTTAGCTTCTTTTGGAATAACATTTTCTTCTTTAATCTTATTCCAATAAAAGGTAATTTCATTAGAAATTTCCTTAATACGACCGATTTTACCTTTATTCTTATCTCCGAGCAAATATATTGATGTAATTGATTTCATATTGATTGATGTTTTTAAATGTTAAATACTCGACCAAACTACATCTACCAGTAGTAGTCCCTATGGGATTCAAACCCATAACTTACACATTAGAGGTGTGTTACTCTATTCAATTGAGTTAAGGGACTGTGTAGTAACAACTGCCCAATTCAGCAGTAATTACTATAAATAGTACCCAGTTCAGTACTATGAAATTATGTTGTTTTAAGATAATATCCAAATCAATATTTTCTAAATTTTCTTAACTGGCCGAGTACTATAGGAATAACCCGTCCACCAGTTTTAATTCCAACTATTCCATTAAGCCCTTCAAGGTTAATGTCTTCAACATTGGTCATACCATTTTCTCTTGCATATTTTTTGATATTCTCTTGATTAATCCATTTGGAATGTAGTTCCCCATCTGAACAATTCCTCATACAATCAAACAAAATATCAACAATACAATCGAAATCCTTACGTTTCTTTGCTTCGTCGATTATACTCTTAGTAATTTCGTCAAAAGCAAATTCATTTCGAGTCGAATTCGACCCAGTGATTGCATCTGCTATACTAATAGAAGCATCTATAATACTTACCGATTCATAAGTATTAAATAATCTTTGCCACCATAATGGCCCACTTCCGTAAAATAGGAAGACCCGTCCATCTTCTCTAATACTTACTTTTTTAGGCGTTTCAGTACGTCCTCCATTCCAAATCTGAATTTTAGACAATATAGCTGGCTCAGAACATATTAGAATTCGCAGAAGTTCTACACGTAATGAAGAAAGTCTGCCGTTCATAAGCTTCTACTATTTTTCTTCAGTAATTGTAGCAGTTACGTGAATTTCAGTTTCCTGATTATCTAAACCGCACTGCCGTAAATACTCAACCTGCATACGCTGATTCATATCCATATAACTACGGACAGTTTCAGCTAACTGCATACACTTACGTGTCATTTCTTCATAGAAGTTCAACACACTCTGGTTGGATAACTTAGTTAAGTCATTCAACATTGGAAGTTCTTCAGCTGTAAAGAACATAGGTTTAGAACCTGGTTTACTCAACCGTTCAATACACTCAATTACATTCTGCCGTGTTGCTTTAGTGAATTCAGGATCAGCAAGCTCAAAGACTAATGATGGATCATTCTTCTTTTCATTCAAGATGATTTTCGGACGTCCATCAACATCCTTCTCAAGTAAACTAACTGACTCAACATCAATAGCCTTGAGAATATAAGCTTTTACTTCCTGACGGAAAGTATTCTTACCTGTAGCTACATCTTCTTTCCATTTAAGGTCAGGAGTTTGTGCTACGATTGTAAATATCTGCTGTCCAAAGAAGGGCCCAAACTTCTGGGCTGTTTGCCGATAGCGAGCTAAAATTTGAGCTGCCAAACCCGGAGTGTTAGCTCCATTAATATTATTTTCCATAAAAATGTTCCTTTTTGAGTCCGTACTTGATATACCAATACGAACATGTTATACAAAAAAATTGATAAAGTCTCTCTACTGTTCGATTATTTAATAACTATTCAGAATAGGAATAGGTGAACTCAATCACATAATCTACTAAGTACAAAAATAATAAATTGAAAATTTATGAGAAATACTCTGTGAGTTACTTCTGATAATCTCTGCTATTTCTTAGTTTTATCGTCCCGTTTCGACGGTTGAAATTCAATTTATACGATGTTCAACGCACCCCTCACCGTAAGCGTATAACGCGATTAGATGCGATATAAGCCACTTTATCATCAGTTCCTTAGAACCTACTGAGTATGTCCGGTATTATCGAAATTCGTCAAAATTACGGTTGTTTAATCTAACATTACTAAAATCATAGACTCATTGCTTATAGCATGACCCATCTATACCATTTCCAGGATTTGTTTGTTTATACTGCACGAACATTAGGATTTCCACCTATCATCGTCTCCTTGTTTGCTTATGGAATATCTTCATCATAAGTGTACTATTGCTCTTACAGAGACAGTGTAAGAAACAACACAGGTAACTGACGATTCAGCGTTCTCTCACATACAATGTTGCGCATTGTACTTTACGAGTGTCTTAACAGTCAGCAATGTCGGTTGGCAGTCGGGGTGACTCGTACTCCTTAACTTCTACTTTACAATAGTAGCTTGAAATCTCTGTACTATCATTGGACTTCCCAATTAATTAAAAAGTTAAACAATTAGAGTTCATTTTATCATAGCTGACTCTACTCAGCGTAAGTAAAGTTGATTCATTAAGTATATCATCATATACTATAACTATTACTAAATTAGTTTTAGGATTCTAACCCTAAAGCATCTTTAATAACTCTATTTACTTCCTTAATCCATAACGATGTTTATTATCCAAAATTCTGGTATGAATTAGTATAATAAATCAAAGGCATTTGCATATCTTGAAATGCTTAAGCTCTGCCGTTTTTTACAAGGAGTTTCCTCTGCATCTCCTAATTTATTTATTATCACGTAATAACACTTGCTAAAGGTGTCCGCTTCTAAGTTCAGGGTTATAGCGCCCTCATACTCGCATTTTAGACTATTATATTTTAGTCTCGTCATTTCTCATATATTATACTCATCTACACGACAAAACTCATGAGTCACCTTAGACTTGAAAGACGGTATCAATCTCATATACCTCATCCCTTATACGTAAGTTCTTTTACAGCACACTATTTACGATAATGTACAGGATTGGCTCCTGCTCCACGATAATCAGTCAAGCTTTAACGTTTACATGTTTAATTCTTGGATCATTGCGTTTCCAGCTTTCATATCCTTACTTTGTATAAGTATGTACCATAACACGGTTATCCTTACATTAGTATTAGTAATTTACTCCCTTCATAAGTACAAGTTCCAATATCCACAATTGCATACTGCATCACAGCTGATGTGTACTGAACACTAGAGTTAGCCTGTTTCCCTTTCTGGACGCACAGTAGCGCTTTTGTTAACCGATTTTGGAGACCGGTAATGCGTTATCTGCAATCTCTTTTTTTCCATGAGCTGGCTGCTTGCTTAAGGTGAAACTAACCTTTGCCTCTCGGCTTTACCTATTCTTTCCAAAGGAATAAGTTAGGAACCGTATTGTCCCTATTTCGTCATCGTGTTTATATCCCTTTTTGATTCTGCTTTTGATAAACTAATACGGATACAGGGATTTCGTTCCCTTTGCACTGTTTAGTACTCAGTGTGTCTTCTCTTTAGTACTGCGTCTTTAGAAGTCTCCAAACGGTTCTCACTTCCTAATGAGGATTGTACACGCTCATCCCCTCTTATGTAGTTTTCAATTACATAAGCTAACATCCTACCTTTTGAGTAATCTCACAGTTTTAGCTGCTAACATATTCTCGGATCATGTAACTTTTCGGGCCATGGAGAAATGATTCCAAGCTCCCTGACAGGTGCGACCAGTATTATTATATACTTTACCGCATGACTTCCTCGGAGTGATTTACGCTATAGTTTTACTCCTCTCGAACTGTGATATAATTATAGTATTTATTATACGGTTATTATCACTAACTTTTTACCGTAGGGCTGTTATCTTTAACCTTTATTTCTTGTTTTGGTGTATTGACGCTTATTATTTCACCAGTGGTAAGATTAATAGAAGCTACTACTTTCTTACCTAGACATATGTCGACAAACTTATTTTTTACATCACTACTACTGATGTAGTCTATTGGTTCCATTTTTGAAGCATCAAAACCATCCAAACATTTACAAGCATTACTTACAGACGAACGTAAGTACTGTTCTACATATAAACAATTAGTTATACTACTATTGGCTTGGTCTCTAATAAAAGTAGACTGAATACCTTCTACTATAAAATATTCAGTCTGAGATTGTATAGAACTTAGTTTAGCTCTTGCTTCTCTTGATTCCTTAATAATACGTGATAAACGTATCATTTGTTGAAGTATAATTTTATTGTTCATGTTTATCTACTATTGTTAATGGAGTTGTCGGTGATTCGTCATCAGATACCTTACTTATAGCTTTTACTTTCGGGTATCCTGTTGAATTCGTCTTCTCTATTACTTTAGTTTTCCACTTAACTACTGGCTTTGGTTCACCAGTAGTTTTTACATTCACTTTTGCGTCTGTTGTTCCTTTCACAGATACTTCTAATGTAGATAAGTCGACCTCGACATTTATCTCATCTACAGACTTTTTCTCCTCTTTTATTACTTTAGGGAAGTTAGGTAACTCCACTATAGAGGGTATAACAGGCTGTGCCTGTATAACTTCTGTAGTTGCGAACATTTGCCTACCAATGAATACACTGACAACAAACATTCCAACTACAGTTAACATTCTATTATTCATTTGATATGATATTTATTAGAATGGTTATTCTTCTAGGATATGAATTTTCAAAAGAAACTTTTTAAACCAGTTTAGTTTTTTTTTTCGGTTCCTTCAGATTGTTCTTCCTTTTTTGGGTATTCGTCTTCCTTTGGAGCGATTAAATCTCCTTGGCAATACTCTGCAAGACGATCAGCCGGATCTCGATACAGATTAATAATCTGACCTACAACCATACGCATCTTATCAAGCGTAGGAGTCTCCTTCTGTTTGTCAAAGTAATTGGTACGAATACTCCCTAGAACCTTACGAGCAACTTCACGTGCTGCTTCAAGTTCAGTTTTCTTACTGTCTTCTACACCATCAGTAGTGATAGTATAATCAGCAAATAACTTATCAATATAGTCATTGCCTAGTAAGCCAGTAATAGCATTAATTGCTTTATCCTGTTCAGGTTTTGCCTCAGGATCATCCTTCAGTTTATAACGGAAGTTTTCTCCAATTAAAGCACGTAATGCTTCTGCTACTTGTTCTTCACTCCAACCAGCCTTAGACATATGCGTATGCATGATAGAGTGAGCCATACACGGTGAACCTGTCTGTGAAGTATATAGGTATACAGCACGACCTAAACCACGTAAGATAGCTGTAGGTTGGATAATGGAGAATATCTCATTAATCCAATCTGTAACTGTCTTTTCGTCTAATGCAAGCTTTTTATCTGCATTAGTTTCTTTCAGTCCACGATATACACGATACCATTCTACAGTGTTAACTATATTTTCTGCCACATTCTTCTCTTTAGAGATGAGGTAATTAAGGGCAGTTTTCAATTCCTCATCATTAGTAATCTTGTTAGGATCAAGCTCTGGAATTTCTACTTTAGGCTTGCTGTTTGCAAGTTCTGTAGGTACTTCACTTTCTGAGAAGTTAATAGACATTTGCCCATCATTCCCAGGTAGAGCTTTAGCAGGAGCTAGTTTAATACCTAGCATTTCTGCCATACTTTGCAGCGGTAATACTTGGTCTGCAGCTATTTGTAACTGCAATTCTCCACGTTCACCACGGTCGAACAAATCTTGACGTACGTCAACAAGAGCTAACAAAGTAACTACATCAATGCTACGATTGATGTCTGCATATAACTCAGGATATTGCTTCTTGAGTTCTTCATTGTTAGCATATCGCTGTTGCATTACAAATGCTAACATAGCTTTACCATCAACAGATGATTCTCTTGAACCAATAGGTATGCCGGCTGTAGGAATTCCTGTAATAAGATTTGCAGCACGTTCTACAGCCTTCTTTTCAGGACTGTTCTTACCTGTTGCATCTTCAGGAATAATTGTAGGAATTTTCTCTTCCTTCTTCTTAGGCTTATCCGGACTTTTAGGGGCATCCTTCTTCGCCTGAACCTTAGTCTCTTTAGCCGTAGCAGGAGCCTTCTTTGCATCCTCTACTTTAGCATCTTTCGGCTTGTTGTCTACTTGAGGCTTAGTTTCCTCCTTCTTGTTCTCGGTGTTATTTACTTTAGTTTCAGCTTTTGCTGCTGCTTTTGCTGCTTTCAAGGTTGCTTTTCTTTCAGCCTTACTCATTTCTTTTGCCATTTTTGATAATGTTTTAAAGTGTTAAAATAAAAGTTATTATTAAATACAATTAAGTGATAGATTAATTTTAAGAGGTTCAACTATCATCCTCTATTTCTGGTGAGTCACGTCCATTAGTAAAGGTATTACTTTTAGTTAGTGCATCGAATAATTCTTCATCTTTAACAATGTAACCTGCAACCCCAGTAAGGCGAATGGTAGTACCTTCTGTCACTGTAGCTACTAAGCTTTGCATGCATGTTAAAGCATCATCATTACTCATGGTGCTAACTAAACTAGTAAGAGAAGTAGTCTTATCATTATCTGACTTAACTACTTCCTTACTCAAAATACCTACTAATAGACCAGCTGTAATGGCGAAAACGAGTTTCCACCACATTCCTGTACTACGGAATAACCGTGCAAGGATAAATGCTACAAATAGTAACACAAGAATAATTGCTGGTGTCATAATTAGTAAATGTTTTTTAGTTTAACAATTGTTTTAATTTCTCTCTCGCTTTATTAAGGCGAGATTTTACTTGAGACTCAGAGAGCTCAAGATGTTCAGCAATCTCTTTGTAAGAAAGATTCTGAACTGTACGTAGTTCAAGTATATACCTGTACTTATAGCGAAGTCTACTTAATGCATCTGATAACTTACTATCTGTCTCATGATAGATGTAAACATCTTCTGGTGAGCTGTCGGCCGAACTGCTTACCTGTAAACAGTTATTATCATTATCTAATTCATAGTCATACTTCTCTTTTTTAGTACGTCGTATATAATCAATACTACTATTTATAGCGATAGTTTTTAACCACATTTCAAATGAAATATGGTTAACATAACTAGCTATCTTAAAGAAAGCTTTAGTAAACGTTACAGATACTAAATCATCTGCTACATCTTTATTATGCACAATATTATATATAGTATTGTATATAATTCTATGATAACGATTATAAAGCTGTGTGAAGGCATATTGTTTACCTTCTTTAGCCTGTTTGATCAGATCTAAAAGCTGTTGTCTTTCTTCATCTGTCATAATTACGGGCTTTAGTGTGCCTATAGAGTCAACCAAGACTCTATAGACTTAAAATGGCAATTCTAGTACATTTCTACAATAGTATTCATACCAATCTTTATAGAATTTATTATAAGTATCCCATATACATTCCATGAATTCTATCTTCATGGGTCTAGTAAGTACACTAGTAGGAGTATTATTGATTAATCCGCATAATATTCTTATACGAACTCTTAAGGTTAAATCTTTTTCTACTCCTACTTTTTGTAATATCCAATGGTCAAACCAAAATATTAAGTGTTTTACTGTTTGAATTTTAGAAGATTCATGGAACTCTATTTCGTTTAATTCCCTTTTTTGTATTCTTAAAAAGGTATACCACTCAGGTTGCCAATTAAATGAACTGTATTTAGCTCCCCAAGTGGTATATATATGGTTTGTTAAACTATAAACTACCATGTTGTTGTTTCACTTTTTTAGCTATTTTCATTAGTACCACATTAATTTGGGCTAATGACCAACCTGTAGTCTCTAATATATAAGCTTTAGTTGCAGCTACACCTCGTCCATATATTCCAATATCTTCAAGGTATTTATTAGTAAATGTATTTAACTGTTCGTCAGTTATAGCAGGCATTTTTGTACCATGTATCGATTGACGATAAGATGGTAATGAACATATTTCTGAGTACTCATACTCTAGAAAAACAAATTTGTCGGGATTTGCTAATACGCTCTGAATTTCAATAGATTCTTCAGGTAGTACTGTGAATTCCCCTTTCTGTACTAAGTCATTAATTAATAGTGCAGAAGTAATTCTCATACAAGGAACTTCTCCAATTATATTAGCTAGAAGTTCAAAGTTTTCACCTACAATTCTGTAGATACCAGGATGATTGAGTCTCATGGTTGATTAATTTCTTTTTTAAAGTTATTTACTATTCCAGATACTTCTGATAAAGTTAACTCTGGATACTTTTGCATCACTTTATTAACTGCATCAATGTCAGACTTAGCTGACCTGAGTAAGTTAATGAACTCTGTTCTTTCATGTTTAGAGTCAAACCAAGCAAAATATCTTACACGCATTGATATTCGTATTCTTTTATTTTACTACTTAATTCATTCCATTTAGCGATATCTATATCAGTAGCATCTACTAAATGTATTATGTCACATTTAGTGTTGAATACTCTTCTAATATAAGACATTCCTTCTTTGTAGTGATACTTATTCTTATAAGCACGAGGTACTACACTATGAAGACGGTTTATTAGTTCAGTCTTCATTCTCATCTCTGTTGCAGCTTTCTCCCACGATTCTGGAAGATTCTGTCTAATAAAATTCATTAATCCCATTTCAAATTAATTTATTGATTAAACTTAATATTGTAGCATTGAAGGGAATCGAACCCTTCACAGCCCCTACGTCTGATCTAGCCTGATATGCTCCAGCTTTCTACGACATTAGCTTAGCCGTTGGACTCTGTTATCACGCTGCGATGCCAGTATAGTCCATTACATAACTTGTATTGCCAGTTATCTGCTTATTGACCTATTCTATCTTCACTATCGCGGTCAAAGCCATTCATCCCCATTTTTAAGTAATATAGTGGAGATGGTGGGTATCGAACCCACGTTTCCAACGACGATTCAATAGACCTAACAGTCAATGTGGGTATATAGCCGACCAAAGCTATATACCCTATGGTCTTGAGAATGGTTAGTTCTCTGTTACTGATCTTGATAATATACGAATAATAGTAAAGTACTTCCTCCCTTTACGATTCAAAGATTCATATTATTCAGTCTAAACTTGATGTCACGACTAAGGCTTTTCTCTATTTCTAGAGGACAATCTTATTGTCGCGATCTCAGACTTATGATCAGTAGTTCACGGTAGTTCCTCATAACTGATTTAAAATTCTGTATGAGACCTGTTAATTCAGGTCCTTGTATGCCTCAGGCCCTATGAGTTCAAAAGAACGATTCCGACTCACATACTAAAGCTATTGATTCAAAGATTCTAAGCTTGGAACTTCTTTTATTTGTTTTTAATTAGTTACTTGTTAATACCAGGAACTAATTCATTGTATCTCCAGTTCCACGAGTCTGGGAATAATTCGTTAAGTTCACTTAAGGACTTATCGATATCCTTTCCAATCTCGATAAGATCTTTGTCGTACTGCTTCTTTAAGTTGCGAGCTTCTTCTTCCCATGCAGACACAGGCTTCTTTCCGTTCACAACATCTTCTTTCAGTGCAGCAAGATCCTTTAGATACTGTTTAATACGTTGGTTTGTTCTGTTAGAGCGTCTTACTTGAAGTACCGCAGACGATACTGTATATTCACTCTTTTGAACAACATTAACCAGGTCTCTCGTTAACTTTTCTTTGCGTCGTTCAGCAATTTTCTTTGCTGCTTCTTCAGCAATTTCTTCAGTTACCTTACTTGAGTTAGCGATCACATCCTGGATGTTTTCTCCATTTACATCCTCTGTAAGGATGTTCATTTTCTTTGTTTCTGCCATTTTGAATACAGTTTAATTGATTTAACAATAAATTTATTTAACACTATAATATAATCTTAATAAAAGAACAGTCGTCAAAATATCTCTTTTTAGCTTCTATTATAGCTACTGCTATAACATTTAGCCTTAATTTGATATCTTTATACTTATTCTTTTTATGAATTTTTAGTGCTACTTCTTTACTACATCTATTAAAATACGATATAGCTTCTAATCTTTTCTCCTCGTATAGAGTAGGAGTAATAACTATGTTAGTCATATAATATGACATCTTAAGCAGTTTTAAGTGCTTGTCTACGCTCTCGATTCAATCGAATTTTACGTTGACGACAGCTTTCTCTATTACCTGCTTTTATCAGCTTACGATTTTCATAAGCTGTTTCTCGTTTCTTACGATTTATAGATGTAAGAATAAGGAAATTAGTTACTCGTTGATGCTCTTTCTTCAAGTACACTTCAAGTTTAGCTATTTCCTCCTTAGCCCAGTCAATATATTCTTGTACTGGCTCTTTATGCCATGTTTCTAGCTCTATAAATTCTTTCAGAGCTTTTATACGTTTTGTTTTACTCATATTTTTTGATAAATTTAAGCAATAATTAAAAAGAACTATCCTATTTATTTGTATCTCTTATTCATAGGTAACCCGTTTCCTTCATCACTGACCAATAAATGGTTGACCGTTGTATAGTCCGTTGTACTCTTGAATAGCAGTCTAGCAACTGCTAAACTTCCATTAGGGATTTGGTTATAAATAGTTCTTTAGGTTGACTGAATCCACCATTTTACTAACAATTTAAATTAGTAATATATAGTATTGAGTAGAGACTCTGGCGGGGTCTCTACTTCTTTACTATTCTTTGGTTGCATTCTGAGTTTACACTCATGAGTACATTCACTACAGTTGATGTGATTATCAAGTGTAGGACAATCATTGTTTACTTCCATGCTTTCTTACGATTATAAGGCTCCATTTTCTTATGTTTTGGCTTCTTTTTGAATTCCTTTGGAGGTTCTTCATTATTCTTCTTTGCCATACTAGTAAAATTTAAATAGAGGATTAATGTCACGTAACAACTCGGGTAATGCGGATAATCCGTATTTCTTTAGCATTTTACGATGCTCATAATATGCAGAAGTAGTATTTACTTGAGCAATAATACTTACAGGAACACTAATAACTTCACGATTCTGTTGTACTAAGAACTTACATAGTTCTGAGTTTAGCAACTCTCGTGTCTTAAGTGCAGGTGAACCAATAGATGCAATAATTTTTTTACAGAAGTCTTCTACTACTGCAATTTGCGGATTAGCTGGTCTGTCTGCTGCTATATTAGCTGGAGTTAAGCATTTAGCTACCATAGCGCTTATCACATCTTCATCTGATAAGATACTTACATCTACGTTCTTAGCATCTGTATTATTTGCTATATTTGATGCTAAAGATGTTACTAGTGTATGTTCATCTTTTATTTCTCCTTTAAATGTAATAATAATTGCTTTCATACTTTACTTTTTGATAAGTTATTTACTAGGAATGCTAATAGATACTTCTATCTCATACTCCTCTAATTCTTCAAACAATTTATCAGTATTTAGTTTACTGATAATTTCAATAGGTGGATTAACTTCTACTCTTTTACCAGGTACCGTTCTACATAGCTTTTTAGCTCGTTCTAACGATATACCAAGTACTTTAGTAGTAGCTAATAGATTAGCAAGATAGTGGTCGTTACTAAACTTTATTTCAGTTAATTTACGACCTTCTTTTACTTTATTGACTACCATTCTTCTTCCTCTGATGAAATTAGGTTTTCAAACTCAGTAAAGAAGTTCTCTGGATCTTTGCAGGTAATTTTTGTATTATCTGTTTCTATCACTACAACTTTTCCAAGTCTATCGGTACTGACGCATGTTATACTATCAATTGCATCAATGTGAATAATACAAGGTTTTGTTTCTTCAATATCTGCAAAGCATTGCTCTACAAATAAAAATTTTCCAATCTTTTTCATGTCTCTAAAAATTTAAATTGTTAATAATGACGCCTGGACACTCAGGATTTAATTAAGTTAGTGCCAACATAGTTTATAGCATTTGTTATAAGACAAAGATAAACGACTACAATCGTTACTTACTATGACTCTCACTATAGTTTTAACTCATAAGCAGAAATAGCTGTCAAACTAAATCTTATTGGAGTACATGATTTTAACGTCCGCACGACTATAAATAAACAAAACAATCAGATTCGGCGTAGTATCCTTACTGATATATAATACTACTGCTTAGTTTTACTTATTTACTCCCGCCCCACATGTTTGTCATTTTCTGAGGACGTATACTCTATCTTCACAGACTGAGTATACTAAACTCTAATATTAACCAGAAAGGAGGTCTAGTTTTAAATAGAGTCGTTTACAACAGTTGATATAACATGAGTTTGTATAGAGTCATCAAGATATTTTTGAGCTCTTGCTCCAGATAATACCGTGTTGTACGTCGATGTGTTTGATTCATATATGTAAATCATGTCTTTTACAGACAATGATGTACCATGCTGCATCAAAATATCAATTAATACTACCTTTGGCATGGCTAAAAATACACTATCAACTCTTCTATCTTCTCTCATCTGCTCTCTCATGTCGAGAATATCCTGTATTGTTGTTACAGGCTCCTCAATAATAACTTGAGGATCTTCTTGTACTTCTTCTTGGTTCACACCATTTAAGAAATTAGCAATGTTTTCACGTTCTGCGTAAATTATTGCTCCAAACATGCCTATTAAGGCAATGATTGCTACTATTACCCAAACTGTTCTTCTTGGCGGTTCAGGTCTCGCCATCAATTCATTTTCCATTTTGATAATGTTTTAAAATTAGTAATTAATCTCCCCAAAACCAATCTTGGAGTAGTTCTTTAAAGTTTTCTATTATGTAGTTTCCATCTTCTCTTTCTTTTATTTTCAGAGACGTCCCGACAACAGCACTGGAACCGCCCAACCCATCGAGAGAACCCAAAAGGAACAAACCCGCAGATTTATTATATCCATCTTCTCTGTATAACCAAGAATAGATGTAATAATAATCAAACTTGGGTTCCCAAGGTTTGTTATTGTTACTAATAAAGTTAAGAGCAGCTGTAATTGTACTAAGCTGTTCATACAGATTTAAATGCTTATCCTTATAAGTTCTAGGCTTTCTACCTATTACTTTACAAGCATCTTTGTAAGTTTTAATTTCTTCTCTTTTCATACTTTTATTAATTAAAGTGTTACTTTATAGTATCTCCAACAAAATATACGTGATGATATAGATAGTACTTTACATATACAGTACTATTTTGGTTTGTAATAGGATTACGTAATGTGAACTTATATTCTTCATCATTAGTAATACTTCTCTCTTTGTTAACTAATATATAATTCTTATATTTCATTTGTAAATCTACAAAATTATATACAGTCTTAGATTTCTCGTATTCCTTTATAACTAGATTACCAATAATGTATGTTATTATTGCTACTATTAGTATTCTACTAATTCTATTAAGTTCATAATGTTTAATGATTTTTACCATAAATTGATTTTAATGTTAATTACTAATGTACCCAGAGCGGGAGTCGAACCCGCACGGTCATAATGACCATCAGAGTTTAAGTCTGACTTGTCTACCTATTTCAACATCTGGGCAAAGGTAGCTGTTAGTTTTCGTAGGTAAAACTGGAAGATTTTTTAGACCTACTACTTAACACACTCGCCACGAGAAGGCCAGCCTTGAGTGCAATCAATATATCTATATTCACATATAAATATATTGACAACAGTACGCCTACTGTTATGCTTAATTAATCAATCTGTGAATTAAGAATGAAACAATGATTAAATAAACAAATGGCTCATACTATAAATCTAAGGACGGACAAACTTGGCTACATCATTAATATGATGTAGCTGTTCCTGATTTTTAACGTCTGCACTAATACTATTTCACAGATAAGTATTTTAAGCTTTCCCGAACGTACTCGCTCTGTATGAATAGATATAAGCCCCACAGGATTGTCAAGGATTCTCACCTTAAAGATGCAGTAATATTTACTGCATTAACTTATTAATAAGATGATGTTGCGGATACACTTATAATATCACTATCATTAGGTCCTAATCTGCTTATAAATTTATTTATCTCTTCTTGTTTAACAGCTTTAGGTAATATATTGTATCTTCCTATACAACTATCTACATATTCTTTAGTTTGCGTAACGCCAAGACTAAATTGGTCTTTTAGTATTCCCATTATCCGCATCTTAGTATCACTACTAACTTTACTAGATATAAACATACTCATTCCTACTTTTTCTAAGTCCTCTTTATACTCTAATTTAGGTATATTTGTACTAGAAATAGGTGTTTCTATAAGAATAGATAATATGGTATCAAACTGTTCTTTTGAACATACTTTAGACATAGCATTTATTAATCTACCTGTAGATAATTTCTTATCATCGATAAGCTTATCTATTACATACTGTTGAATACAATCTATTTTCTTCATAATTTGATATTATTTATTAGTTACTTTTTTAGTATTTTAAATCTATCAAGATAGTTTATTAATAGACATAATAGAGTAATTGGTCCTGTAAGAGAAACCACTAAAAATGTTGCTATATCTCCTAATGTCAACTCTCCATATGTTCTATATATATCTCTAAGAAAAAGTATAGAACCAAGTATGCCTAATATTAGATAAATAATGATTAGTAATATTACCTTTATTTCCATATAATTGATTTATTTGTTAGTTAATGCAATAAAAATAATAGAGTAAGCGCATTAATATAGTTATGGAAAACACCACTATAAGCTATGCTAAGAGCTGTCTGATATAAGACCTCATTTTCTCTTACTCTATTAAATACTTTAGTTCTAACGCCTCTGCGCCTTCATACTACGTTTCTAGAACGTCGTAACGCCCCAATTAGGGAGATATACATCATACACGAGTTTTCATATATCATTGTGTTGATATAATAGTTAGATATCCAAAGTATTGACACTTATTGTTCAGTTAGTGTCAGACTGTTAAGCACCTCATTAAGCCTATTGAGGCATAGCTAATCTTCGCTCTGCTTACTTCGAGCTTGGTTGCTGTCTCTAATAAGATGTGCACCAGTTGGAACCTACAACTGCATCTACCACGTGGATTTTATCTATATCAATGTGCATATGATATAGATAGTTTAGGAATATAATACAGGTTATTACTGTTTTTTCAGTACTGTATCTACAAACTCGATATTCCTTTTCTTGACTCTGTATTCTATTACCTTAGTACGCGTAACTATAGGTAATCTCTTCTGGCTTGTCACAGACGTTGGGCTACATTAAGAAGAGAAGTATAATAATATAGTCCTTAGCGCTACCTAAGTCTTTATAAGGACATACCTAACTTATATTATTATACTTTAACGTGGTTAAATTATGTTTCACAACATATGAGGATGATTTGCATTTCATAGAATAATTACTTTGCGAAATAAATCTGTATATCTTAGTTAAATAACCATATAGATAGATATAATACTATCATTGTGATTATTACTGATAACATACCTAATTCTGTATCTCTATCCATATGATTATTTATTTAGTTAATGATTGCTGTTTCGTCTTAATTTTCAAAGACTCATCAGGTATCTACAGATACGACAGCCCTCTTCTTATATATCTAGAATAAGAAGAGGAGTTATTTAGTAATACACTATAATCCTTCCAAAGACTATATTATATTACAACGTTACTAACGTTCACTAAATTGTAGAGTAGCTAATTCTACAATTTGCGACTGAATTCGTAATGGAAATGTTCTCTTATGAAGAACTTACTTATCAGCTAGACTTATTGTTCAAGTGTCTTACTCTTGGCAACTCCTACTTAATTTAAAATTCATAGGTTTTAAATAAGATATTCCAAGTAATCAACAGATATCTGGAGCATTATTTTACACCATTGGTTTTTCACGTTAGTTGCTCGTTTTTTGGTCTTTGTTCATATATACATTCGACCATTATGCATACATGCTACTTCTTACTCTCTGAGCGAGTTTGCGATTCTCAGATTTCATATTTTCTATTACCACGTAGTTGGCTAAATTAGAAGAGCCTGCTATAATTATTAAATTATAACATAGTGCATCAAAGTGATAACGTTGCACTCACGTTTTATCTATTCTCTTCTTCTGATGCGGTTGAAAGAGATAGAATGCATTTTACACCTAAAACTTATATCTTTATAGCTGCATACTGTTATAGCGCTGAGTTATTAACTCTAAGTACGTCTTTTCATCCATGTAGGAACTGTAACTTCTTCTGTAAGCCTTACGCTAATATAAGAAACTGGTGCCCTCAATGTCTTGGGAAGTTATTGAGTTTTTGATTAATGGCTCTTTGTACGCATTATTCGGTAGAGGAGCCATGTTGAATTAATAATAATAGAACAAGCGCATTATTTTCGCTATGCTATTCTCTTGTTCCAGTTTGTTCTCTTACTCATCATCTAATCTTAAAGTAAGATATAGAATGTGAAACACATTAAAGGTGAGATAAAAGATTAAACCATTAATCCCTTCTATAATGTAATAACAAAATAGGACAGATATAATGTTTAATAGTCCGTGTATTAATGAATACATAGGCAAAGTTGTTATGTTGATAATAAATGTTGGTTTGCAAAGCAAACAGAGCCTACATAGTCGTAGGCAGTGTTTGTTGGATAGAACCGCCATATATTAAGCGATTACCTCAGTAATGTCGGTTGCGGTTTCGCATGGAATATAAGCACCAGACTCAAGTCCCCGTTCAAACGTCCTTTTGCATAATGCATCAGCATTCCCACCGTTTTCAGCGCATGTACCGTCCGCATTTTCAAAAAGCGTCAGATTAACACTTTTAAACACTTTCGGTATATACTTTGTTTTAGTCACTTCAATGGTCTTGCCATTACGCACGACTTTCTCCGTCACTTCTTCCTCTGTCTCATAGACACCAGTAACAGAACCTTCTTTACGAATGTAGAACTCCGTACCAGTTGCCCAAGATACCGACATTAACCGTATAGGCGCACCCTTAATCACTTTCCCGTCATCGTCCACCTCATAGAGCTTTTCCAATTGTTCTACTTGTTTGTCCGTTGACGGAAAAAGTGTTTTCGTAAAGTTAAAACGCCTTGACATCATAGCGAATGGATTAATACACCCGTCTTCGTCTACTACGTTTGCACTCTCGTCACCCTCAACTCCCGTTGCTTTAATGATAAAGTACGGCATTTCGTTCTCTCTCTCAACCTTAACAAAACTTGTTACATTACATTTCATAATTACACAATTTTAAGAATTACACAATACACGATAAAAGGGAACGCCAACACCAAATTAGTACGGGGTGTTCCCTGCCGATACTTAATAGAGGGGAGTGAACTTTTGCTACTCCACACACGCACCACCTCTCTCAAAAAAATTTTATAAAATATTTTTTATATTTTATTTTTAAAATATGTTTAATTTATGTTAAATATCTGTAATTATTCTTAATATTTGCGTTATTAGTAATATGAAACATAGCATAGATTATTATATAGAACACATTGAGCCTATGATAGATAATCTAAATAGGCAACAAGAAATACAGATTGATAATACTAAGTTTTTAGTATTGAAAGTGCGTACTAAAGATGTTACACGTATATTAATAGCCAATCAATATAACTGGAATGGAGTTCACTATTGGGTATATAATACTAACACAAAACAAGTAGAAAATATAATTCATAGTACTTACCATTTCATGTTTAGATTTAAACAGCGTCACTTATCTATTACTAGACTATCAGAAAATAAACAAATAATAGTATGCATGGTTAATATGTTTAAATATTCATATAACTTGTTAAACCGCACATCCTCAGTTTATATTACATATAAGAAACCATCTAAACTAGGAGTCCCACATATAAGATTTATTACATATATAAGAAAAACTACTAAAAAGAAATAATATGAAATTAATAGAATCCAGTGTACAGATTATTGAGGAAAAAGACCCTTATAAGACGATAGAGTTAGCAGGTAGAACTTGCTATAAGTCTGAAGATAAGATAACAGGAGATAGCGCTAAAGAGTTTGTAGACCGTATGATTAAACTTGGTCATGGAGCTATGTTAGAGCATGGGACTATTTATCTTACTATAGATGGAGAAGATCCGAATCTCAGTAAGATACAAAGTAACCCATATACTAAGGTAAATTTAGTACCTTACGAAGTACTCACAGAAGGTAATTACACGATCAGTTACAAAGCGCATATTACTACTAATCTTAGAGTATTAATAGAAAATAACTTAAAAGAATTATTGCAGTATCAAGTAGAACCTACAGAGCATCATGAAAAACGTATTACAGCTAAATTCATATGTGATAGAGGAGTAAGTCACGAATTTGTTAGACACAGAGTATTTAGCTTTGCACAGGAGTCTCAAAGATATTGTAACTATAATAAGGATAAATTTAATAACGAGCTTACTTTTATTAGACCTACTTGGTTAAATATACCTACTGGTGATTATACTTACTGGGATGGAGATTGGTGTGATATTGATAATATGAAAATCCAATTACCTTCAGATAATGGTGTAGCAGATAACTTTTTATGGTGTTTGAACAATGCAGGTATGCAATACAGACTGCTAATAAACAAAGGTTTAAAGCCTCAAGAAGCTCGTGGAGTACTGCCTAATGCAACTAAGACAGAATTAGTAATGACAGGCTTTGAGAGTGATTGGGAACATTTCTTTGAATTACGCTGTAGTGGTGCAGCTCACCCAGATGCTAAGAAGTTAGCTGATGAGTTAAGATCGTTAATGAATGTTAAAAACATTGAACTTAATAGCGTTAAATAACTATAAATAATGTTAATAAATGTTAAAGAAATAGTAACCAAGATGGAGTATTAGACGTTATATGGGGAGTAAGAGAGGTAAAGTAATAATAGTATCTAGTTAAGTAAAGTGATATAATATTAATTACTCCTACTTTAGATAATCACAAATATAATTACTATGAAACAGAAACAAGTTAGAGAAGAAGCTTACTTAGGTAAAAGAGTTTATTTTGGTAATAAACCTTATACTTTAGTAGAGAATGAAGTAAATGGTATGTGTCAAGGATGTGATTTATATGATTGTTATTGCCCTTCCAGGATTACTTCATTATGTACTCAAGGATTTATACTTAAAAAAGATAAACAATGAATAAAATTACTATAAACGATATTGACAATAGTATAGACAATATTTATAATACTCAGTTAAACATAACTAATGTAAAGCTATATATAGATTCTGCTATTATAACAGACCTATTTAATGATATTCCTAATACTTTAGTATTAAAGTATAAAACTTGTTTAAATAATGAAGCTACTATAATAGGTATAGATAGTAACATATTAAAGAATTTTGGTGTTAAACAGGTCTATATATCTTATGAAAGACGGGAAGAAGAATGATTACCAGGATGGTAAGCTACGTTGGGATTTACTACCATTAGAAGAGATTGAAGATATAGTAAAACTCTATACTGCTGGTTCTATTAAGTATGGTGATGATAATTGGCAGAATTTAGACAATGGTTACCAACGTTATAAAGCTGCTATGTTAAGACATCTACTTGAGTATGAGAAAGGTAACAAGATTGATGATGAGACTAAAGTAAACCACTTAGCTGCTGTAGCTTGGAATGCAATAGCTATGCTTTACTTAGATAAACACGGAAAAGGAAAAGACTATGACATTAAATGATTAGGAATTAGCGAAGATAGTAAATAATAGAATACCAGTAACAATTGACAACAAACAATTTATAATAGAATCTAATCCTATAGGCAGCTGTGATGGATGCTATTTCTTAAATAAGAATTGCCCTACTTTAGCTAGACGTTATTGTTGTTCTAATGGCGGAAATATATTAATATTAGAGAAACAAAATAAGAAATAATACGTTATTTGAGTATTAAATATAGAGAATATTATGGAAGATAAAGTACTAGAAACAGTAGTAAATGGAATTAAGTATACAATGTTGAAGGATGTGTTGGTTAAGCCTTTAGATCCAGTTATGGTCACTAAAGAGATAACAGAGCAGATTCCTACAGGTGAAGTTGATGAAGATGGTTTCAATAAGTATGATACACAAACTGAAACTAAGGAGGTAGAGTCTGAATATTCAACAGGTATAGTATTGAAGATTCCTACATGCTTAACAGAATGTGAATATAAAGTAGGAGATACTATTGTTTATAATAAAAAGTTTGCTAAGGACTTTGATTTGTTTAAGGATAGTCAATTAGTCAAACCATATGATATAATTGCTATATCAAATACAATTTAAATTTGCTTAACTCATTGTTAGAATGAACCCTGGCGTTAGTCAGGGTTTTTTATTATCTATATAAATAGTGTTAATAAATGTTAATAGATTTTAACATTTATTTAATACACCGTTTATAGATACATAAACATTTAAAATAAATATTATGAGCTACAAAGTAATTAAGGAATTTGGTTCTGCTAAGAAAGGTGACGTATTAGCAGAAGATGAAACAGGTTTAGTGTCATTTAACATTAGTGAAGATAATTATACTAGAATGATGTCTTTGGATTATGATACTGCTGATTACTTATGTGAAGAAGGTTATCTTTTAAGTATTGATGATGAAAGTAAGTATAATGTAGATGCTACTTTAGAGCTCATTGATGACTTACTTGAGAAATATGAAAGTAACTTAAAAGAGACTAATGAAAAAGCAAATAAAGGTGAAATACAGCCTTGTGTTAAGTTAGAAGCTGAGACAGTATATTATAACTTAAATAAGGTTTTAAATAAAATTAAGGATACGTTGACAAATGAATAAATTGGTAAAGAGCGTAAGCAAAGCCGATTTAAATACAGAATTCTTAAAAAGTCTTAATGGTATACTTGATCTTACGGATAGGGAGCTAGAGTTACTAGCTACATTTATAGCAATAGATATTAACACTCCTAAGCTCCCTAACATAAGTAAGAATGTAATATCTACTGAAAATAGAAAGTATATTAGGAAAGTATTAGGTATTACTCCTGATAATCTTAGTAGATATATAACTAAATTTAAGAATCAAGGTATATTAGTTAAGGGCAAGATTGAAGATGAAGTTGTAGTAAATAAGGCACTTATACCTGAAATAATCGGCGATAGAGTACAGATTACTATAATATTAAGAGTAAATAAAGATGAAGATTAAAACTGCAATAGTAAGACCTGGCACTATATTATGTTGGAAGGAATATAACATATTTACTAAGTTATGGAATAAGTTAAAGAAGAGAGACTTACCATATAATAAGTTTGAGATTATTCCTACTAGTATAGAGTTACTTACAATAGATAGATATAATTTTGTAGCATATACTCCTATACGTAAGTATAATAAACAGGAAATACACAAACTACAATCTATCTATGATAATTGTATGGAAGATAGAAATTGGGACGATGTTAAAACTATAATTAATATAATAAGACCCAATACGTTTGATAACTCTTCTACTTTAGAAGAATGTAAATATTACAAAAAGATAGATTTAAATGAGGAATCAAGTGAGTATATATACTAAATTAAGTAATAAGTATAATATCCCATACCCTATCATAGAAGTAATATGTAATAGCCCGTTTAGATTTACTAACAGTGTTATATCTGATTTAGATCCAAAGCCTGTCAGATTCTCTTACTTAGGTAAATTCAAATTAAAGAAAAGATATGAAAAAAACTCTGAAGATTGATACATACGACCCTGTAATATATCCTAGACTATTTTGGGTAACGGATGAATTAGAAGGATTAGATAGGGTATTTGAATTTATTACTATATACTCTGGAGGTGAGAAGACTACAGATTTTGAAGAATTAATGAAGTATATAAATGATAATCCATCGGGTATGGTTACATGCGCAGTCATGAGAAAATCTGATAGTAGATTAGGAGTTATAGTTATAGTATTAGATATAGATGATATCACTCCAGATATGATACCACATGAGGCTGTGCACGTAGCAGATTACTTCTGTAATCAGTTAGATATAGTAACTACAGACTTTAAAGATGGAAATGAGCATTACGCTTACTTAGCTGGATGGGCAGGTGGTTGCATTAGTAAAACAGTTAGTAATAGACTAAAAGATAGAGAATATGACAATTGAAGAAAGTAAAATGATGTGGAAGTTAGAGGTAGAAAATAACAAACCGCTCTATGGTTCATTTAGTAAGGAAATGAAACGCCTGTATAACAAAGTAGATGAGTTGATCAATGAAGGTATCATTACTTATGAAGATTTCACAAATGATGTAATTGATAGTATTACTACTACTATAGTAGATAATGGCAAAAGTAATGCAACACCTAGTAGAGCTGACCAGGTAAACGCAATGTGTAATATGCTATTTAAGAAGTATGAGGAATATAAAAAAGTAGAGCATACAGGAGGAGATAGAGAAGTTTTAGCAGATAATACAGAATTATCAGATGAAACCGGATTATGTGAATCCGAATGTACCAATGAGACGTGCTAAGGAAATTATAGCGAGATTGTAGAAAGAATATTATTTAGGTTATTTAATTGATTGATTATTATGGTTAAGTATATTTGTTCAGTAGATAGAGGTACTGTTATTAGTTATGACAAGGAAGCAGAGAATGTTAGTATACTAGATAATTTTTATGTGGATTATATGTACTACGTTCCTGAAGATGGAGAATGGGTATATACAAAGAAGGACGGTTCTAAAAATAGAAGAAACGTTACTAAAGGTACTATAATATTAAAAATGTATCCTATCGGTAAAGAAGGTGATAGAGAATATATTTTTGTTGAAAATGATGAAGTAAAAGATCACTATAATAGATTACTAGAAAAGAGGAAGGAAGAAGCGGAAAAGAAAGCTGCTGAAAATCCTTGTGATTTGTGTTGCGATTGTGAATGTAACTGTAAATCAGATTGTTGATATGGATAAATTATTAATAGACCAATATGGTAATGCTATTTTATATAAAGTAGATACTAATAGCATTAAAAGTTTATCTGATAATCTTGAATGTAGAACTATATATGTAGCATAGTAGGATGGTCAAGTAATAACAGAAGAAGAAGTAATAGACTATAAATCTGGAGATATTGTACTTATACTAAGTAAATATGACTCTATAAGCAGTAAGTGGACACTAAAACCAATAGTCTGTTCCGATGCTTTTGCTAAAGACGACCTCATAAGATGGAGTAAGGAAGATAATAAACAGGTTCTTATAAATGAAACTATTTGATATTGTTGGTGGTAAGGTAGTAATACATCCTGATGCTATAGGTATCCCATGCTTTAAAAAGGTGTGGGATACTGATAAGCCAGATAAGGAGCATTCTTCTAAGGTAATAAGTTACATTGTACTTATGAATAAATGGGATAGTCCTTATGTACAGAGTATGGATGAAGATAGTAGAGAGCTTAAGTTAAAGAAGGAAATATTTAATGATGAAAATTATAAATTAACTTCTGAAGAACTAATTTGTGAAGAGGAATATAAGAACCTACTTAACACTAGAGCTCTACAAATGCTAAACAACATGCGTCTAAAACTAGATAGTGTGAGTAAATACTATAAAGAATCGTTAGACGATACTTTAGACGAAAAGAAGATTAAGGATTTATTAGCCGGTATGACTTCTGTAGGTGGAGTACTCAAAAGTATAGACTCACTGGAGACTATGGTTAAAGCAGAAGAAGTAGCTATAGGCAAAGTTAAAGGTGACGCTAAAGTAAATCCATACGAGTTGGCAAGATAATACATTAAAATATAACCAAATATTAACAACACGTTATAGTGTATAAATGAAGATTTTATTATGAATAAGAAATTTACGATTACTATAGACTTGACTAAAGATACAGAAGAAGTGTTTAGACAGATTGAAGAGGCTTCTGAATATTTGAACAAACCTGTAAAGAAGTCACTGTGGCAAAGAATTAAATCTTGGTTCTAAACCATCAGAACCCTTACGTGGAGGGTAAGAATATCCACGTGATATTGGGGCGTGGTATAATTGGTAGTACCGGAGATTCTAAACCTCTGTGATGTGCGGGTTCGAGCCCTGCCGCCCCAACCAATATTCATATAAAACTTGCAGATATGACATATAGAGATATAGATCCAAAGTTAGCTGGTATATATATAATCAAAAATAATGTGAATGGTAAATGTTATATTGGTCAAAGTGTTAAACTAAGATCAAGACTAAAAGACCATATGCGAAATGCTAAGAATGGAAAATTAGATTTACCAATTTATAGAGCAATAAATAAGTACGGTTTTCATAACTTTACTGTAGATATACTAGAATCATTTATTCCAGATTCAAATATAACTAATGAGGAATTAATTAAACAATTAGATCAACTAGAAAAAAAATATATAGAAGAATACAACGCTTATACAGAGGGATACAATTGTACTAAAGGTGGTGATTTTGGAGTTCTTGGACTCAAGATGACAGAAGAGCAAAAGAAGAAAGTATCTGAAAATTCTAAAAAACAAGCGGTTAAAACATATAAACCTATCTATTTATACTCTGTAAAAGAGAAAAGTACAATATATGCTATAAGTATTACAGCTGCCTCCAATATAACTAATATAGATAGATCTAACTTAATTAGAACTGCTAGAGGTTTATATAGACAGACACATGGTTACTTAGTAGCGTTTTCGTTAGAAGAATTAGAAAAGTATAAAAATCAATTTAAATTAGAACCTTTTCACATAGATAATGGCCTCTTCAAACCAAAATATAAGGTATTAGTAGAAACGAATGATGCCTCTTTATTACTAACCGTTAAAGAAGCTGCTGAAAAATTATGTATTAGTACCTCTATGGTGTATTCAATACTGAATGGTCATAGAACTTTAAAGAATGGTAAATTAACTAAGATATTTGAGCAGTCTGACTGCAAGCAGACTGCCTAAAAATACTAGTCCTTTGAAACTATAATAGCAGAAGGAAACTTGTTAGATAGGTAGTTATCGTGAACAGGTAGTCTGGGGTAATGTTAGCCCAGGTGGGGAGTACTAAACATAAGGCGTATGAATCCCTAGCTTAAGAAACTAGGTTGCAGCTACAGAAATCTCCCTATTTCTAAAAAATAATTTTTTCCCATTTTCGGAAAGGGGTTCGTTGTGAAACGCGCCCCTTTTAAATAATATTATGATGGAGATTAAAGTTAGAAGAAATACTTATTGGTTAGATTATGAAGAATATGAAAAGTTTAAATGTTGGTGGAAACGAAGAGAACAGGAATTTCCCAAATGTTCTAGAACTCTTGCAAATGATTGATGAACTATATAGCATGTGTCCCACTTGCGATTATTTATCATATCCGCCTAACCAAACAGATATTACAGAAGAAGAATATACTTGGGATATAAAATTATAATATGGTAGACTTTAATAAGAAGATAGTAAATAGTAATAAATTTAGAGGGCCAGCACTATAGTTTATAGCTACTGGTTCTTATTGCATATATCCGGAAGGTACTTCAGAATATTTTAAGTTCTGGGATGAGGAAAGTAAAAGATGTGTAGATGGTTATACTGCTGATGATGGAGATTTCATTAGCGGGTATAACTATTTTTATTTAAACTATTGTCCTATATCTCGTATAGTTAATCATATTACTACAGATGAGTTAGGTAATACTAAAGTAAAACGTGTGAATGAAGTAACTTTCCCTGACTTCTGGGATTATGATTATTACTACTTTAATGCAGTATAGGAAGCTCAGGAGCAAGGTAAACATCTGTGTTTACTTAAGTCTAGACGTAAAGGCTTCTCATATAAAGGCGGTTCTATGGCATGCCGTAATTTCTATCTAATCCCATACTCTAAAACCTTTATATATGCATCAAATAAGCAATATTTGACAGATGATGGTATTCTTACTAAAGCTTGGGATTATATGGACTTTATAGATAAGAATACAGCTTGGGGAAAGAAAAGGTCAGTTAATACTTAGATGCGTAGACGTGCTGGATTCTATACTAAGGATGATTATGGTAATATCATAGAATTAGGTTATAAATCAGAAATTATAGGCGTTACTTTGAAAGACAATCCGGACGTAGTACGTGGTAAGAAAGCTAATCTTATCATGTTTGAAGAAGGTGGTTCTTTCTCTGAATTAGGTGCAGCATGGCAAATCGCTAGACCTTCTGTAGAAGTAGATGGTATAGCATTTGGTACTATGATTGTATGGGGTACTGGTGGTGATGAAGGCTGTATTACAGAAGACAATCTAGTATATACTAGTGACGGTAGACAATTATCTATAAAAGATATTACCAAAAAGGATAAGTTAGTAGGATATGACAATAATAATAAAATAGTCACTGAGGAACCTATTAATTTTATAAATATACCTAGCAAAAAAGAATGCATTAAGCTTACTACTAACTCAGGAAGAACAATTGAGTGTAGTATAGATCATCCTATTCTTAGCAGTAATGAAAAAGATTACAACGATTGTTTAAAATTCGATTGGCATTAGGCACAAGAATTAGTAATAGGTAATTATGTAGCAATAGCAAAAAGTATACCATACTTTGGATAGGATTCTATTAATAATGCTAGAGCAATAGGTATATTTATTGGGGATGGTTCTTACATGAATAATTCTTCTGTTAGACTAACTTCATGTGATGTTGAAATTCAATCGTTCATTGAAAACTTATACCCATGTGTTACAACTGGTAGTTATACTACTAAAGACGGTAGAATATTAAAAGAATTAAGAGTTCGTAAAGCTAAATATGATATAAACAAATTAGGTATATCTGGACAAACAAAAACAAATAAACGATTACCAGAAATTATTAACACCTGTGATAAAAGTAGTATAACTGAACTTTTAGGAGGATTATATGATACTGATGGTTGTGTTTCCACAACATATTATAAAAAACGTAATAAGTATTCTACTATAATAAACCTTACATAGAGTAGTGAAGAACTATTAAAATAGGTGTTATATCTTTTATAGAAATTAGGAATAAGGGGTTATATTTATAAAGTAAATAAAAAACCATCTAGAAATAGTGTTTGTGAAAATTAGAACAGTGTATATTACTCTTTAGATATTCATGATAGGGATAGCATTATTAATTTTCATAAAAACATAAAATTTCTAGTCAAGTACAAATAGAAAAGATTAGAATAGGTCGCTAAATACTATGAAAATCAAAAATCTTTACAAAAAGATAGAGGATTTTATTATGAGAAAATAGTAAACATTGAAAATGTAGGGGCAAAAACTATTTATAATATAACTGCTGGAAATACTCATACTTATCTTGTAAATGGAATTATTACTCATAATTCTGCATTTGAAACCATGAAGGATATGTTCTATAATCCTGATGGATACAACTGTTTAGGATTTGATAACATATGGGATGAATCCGCTACTACTAACAAATGTGGTTTCTTTGTACCTCAGTATACTAATCTAGATATACGTGATGAGAATGGTAAACGTATATATATGGATGAAGATGGTAATACATATCGTAAGAAATCTTTAGAACATATATTAGCAGAGAGACAAGTAGTAATAACTAGTGCAACTAATAATGCAGCTATTGATAGATATGTTGCAGAAAGACCTATTACTCCAGCAGAAGCAATGCTGGAGTTTAATGGTAACATTTTCCCCAAAAAAGAATTACAAGAACAGTTAGCATTACTTAGGACTAACAAGAAATTATAGAATCATAAACAGGTAGGTGATTTAGTATGGCAACCGGATGGTAGCCTTAAATGGGTTATTAAAAAAACTGGAGATATAACACACTACCCTTTAAGGACTAAACGCGATGAAGTTACTGGAGCGTTAATAGGCGATGATCCTACTGGATCTATAGTGATATGGGAACATCCTAATAAGGATGCTAGTGCTGGTTTATATATTGCTGGTATAGACTCATATGACTATGATGAATCAAGCACTACATCATTAGGTTCTTGTTTTATATATAAGAGAGTATAGTCTATAGAACAGTATTCAGATATAATAGTAGCAGAATATACTGGTAGACCTAAATCAGCAGAAGATTTCTACGAAAATGTACGTAAATTACTCATGTACTACAATGCTAGAGCTATGTATGAGAATCAAAATAAGGGTATATTTGTTTACTTTACTAATAAACACTGTGATTATCTATTAGCAGATCAACCAGATATAATCAACGATATAGTGAGTAATTCTAAAGTAAATAGAAAGAAAGGATGCCACATGAATAAATAGATTAAGCAGTGGGGATGGGGTCTAATAAAAGACTGGCTTAACGATATTAATGCTGATGGTAAGAAGAACTTATACAATATAATGTCGGAACCGCTATTAGAGGAACTTATAGCTGCAAATGATGTAGTCAACGTAGACCGTGTAATGGCGTTGACCCAAGTAATGATATATAGAGAATAGCTATATAACGTTAAAGTAAAAGAGATTAAAAAAGAGAATAAAAATAGGGTATTATTTGAAGGCCCTATATTTACTCAAGAATGGTTTCGTGACGACGAAGCTATAGATAACATCGAAGCATATATGTTTTAATTATGAATAATATTAATCAAATGCCAATATAGAAACTTCCTATGTCTAAGAAGACAAAAGAATGGCAAGAAAGTTGTATAGACTATGTTATAGGTCGTAGCATGGGAGGTTCTAGAAATGGTAATAATAGAACTCGCAGAGAGGAAATGCAAACATATTATGATCTTTATAATAGCATATACAATGAAAAAGATCTAAAATATGTTACTAATCCTTTCAAGCAACAGGATGGTTTCCCTGCAATGGCTTAGGACTATAATATAATTAAGCCTAAAATAGACTTGCTACTAGGTGAAGAGACTAAAAGACCATTCAATTTTAGAGTAGTACGTACAAGTGATATAGCTGCTAGTGAAATGTAGGACAGAGCTAAATAGCTTTTAATAGATTATATTCAGGCTACTATAATGAGTAAATTAGGTCCTGAAGAACAAGCTAGATACTAGGAAGCTTTATAGAATGGTGAAATAATGACGCCTCAACAAATATAGAAATATATGAGTAAAGACTACAAAGATATAGCTGAAGTAACAGCATATCACAGTCTCAACTACTTAAAAAATAAACTAAATATTACTCATGAATTCTTTAAAGGTTGGAAGGATGCTTTAGTTGGTGGTGAGGAAATATACTACATAGGTATATTAAATGGAGAACCATGTTTAGAACGTGTTAATCCTATCTACTTTGATTATGATACTGAAACGTCTGACTTAGAATTCATTCATGACGCAGAATGGTGCTGTTATGAAATGAATATGTCTGTTACTGAATTATATGACAGATTATATGATAAGATGTCTGAGAAGTAGTTAAACTAGTTATTAGAGATGATGGATTAGGCTTCTAAGGGCGGTATAAATCCTGAAGTAAGAAAGACATCTTTAGACTACACTCATATTAAAACCCATACTATTAATGGTTTTAGTAGCAATCCATTTGATAGTACTAATAGTGTGAAGGTATGGCACTGCTGTTGGAAATCGTTCAAGAAAATAGGTTTTGTTACTATAATTGACCCTGAATTAGGAGAACCTAAGGAGTATCAAGTAGACGAGAGCTATAAGGAAACCGGAATGGAGCTTAATGTAGAATGGAAGTGGATTACAGAAGTATGGGAAGGCTATAGAGCTGGAGAAGACCTATATATAGGAATACAACCGTTAGAATATCAATATACTTCATCTGATAATCCTAACTCTCAGAGATTGCCTTATACTGGGGTAGTGTATAATAATACAAACAGTAGACCACGCAGTTTGGTGAGCATGATGAAACCATTACAGTATATGTATATTGTACTATGGTATAGACTCGAACTTGCTATGGCTAGGGATAAAGGTAAAGTAGTAAATATGGACATTACTCAGATACCAAAATCTATGAATATAGATGTATCTAAATGGATGCATTACTTATCTGCTCTAGGTGTAAACTTTATTAATCCATATGAAGAGGGATGGGATATACCTGGTAGAGAAGGCGGTAAGCCTAGTCAATTTAATCAGATTACAGCGTTAGATCTTACTATGGCTAATACTATTGATTAGTATATTAACCTCATGGATAAAATTGAAAGCATGTTAGCTGAAATATCCGGGGTTAGTAAACAAAGAGAAGGTTCTATTTCGTCTAACGAATTAGTAGGTAATGTAGAACGTTCGGTAATACAATCTGCCCATATAACTGAGCCTTGGTTCTGGACACACAATCAAGTAAAGAGAGAATGTCTAACAATGTTACTTAACACAGCTAGATATGCGTGGAAAGATGGTAGTAAGACACATTTACAGTATATATTAGATGATGCTACTAGAGCATTCTTAACACTATCAGATGATATGCTTTATGAGGATTTTGATATCTTTATAGAGGATACTACTAAAAATCAACAGTACATAGAAACTCTTAAGCAGTTGATGCAGCCTGCTATGCAGAATGGAGCTAGCTTGCTCGATATTGCTGAAATCATTACTATGGATAATGTTAGTATGATTAAGTCTAGATTAGAGGAAATTGAGCAGAAACGTATGGAACAACAACAAGCTATGGAACAAGCTCAAGCAGAACGTGAACAGCAAGCTATTCAAATGCAGAATGAGATTAAGGAGGAAGAGCTTATGATTAAAGAGGCAGAAATGGATCTTGAGAAATATAAGATAGACCAAGATAATGCTACTAAGATTACTGTAGCTCAACTTAATGCTTATAGAGGATTAGAGAATCAGGATTAGAATCAGAATAACATACCTGATACTATGGAAATAGCTCAACAAGCTTTAGCTGAACGTAAACAAGCATCTGATGAAGCATCTAAACAATTTGAATTCAACGCTAAGATTCGTGAATAGAAGATGAAGAAAGAAATAGAAGATAAGAAGAATTAGCTTGAAAGAGAAAGAATGGATCACGAAATGAAGCTACAAGCAGCTAAGGATAAAGCAGCAATGGAAAGAGAGAGATTGAAAGCTAAAACAGCACTTAAGAATAAGACAAACGCAGAAGCTAAAAGAAATAAATAATTATGAATTGGTTTAAAGAAACATGGTGGATAATTAAATAGTTATTCACTAAAGTAAAAGCAGACAAAGTAGAGTATAAGCATATGGATCACTATCCATTTAGTGGTTATTCTGCAATGAGTTGGTGTGGTTACTTGTTAAGTAGAAAACCTGAATCTCAGATTAAACCTACTACTTGGAATCACGAAAATATTCATCTCTATCAAGCTAAAGATAGAAAGAGATGGATGAGTTATTATTGGTCTTATGCATGGTCATGGATTAAAGGTAATCCGATTATTTATCCTGCGTCTAGTGCTTACTATACCATTCCTTATGAAATGGAAGCTTATGCTAATGATGATAACTTTGATTATCTGAAAACACGTAAGCCTGAAGATCTTGACAAATATAAGATTAAGGATAGAAAGAAGACTTATAAGGCTAATAAGAAAAATTGGAAATAGTATCTTAAAACAATTAAATAATAGGAGGAATTAATTATGGCATGTGGAGGTAAGAAGTCTGGTAGCTCTAAGAAGGGTAAAGGCGGAAAGAAATGATTAAAGGATTATGGATAGAGAAGAAATATTAAAATATCTTTAGTAGAAATATCCTGAAGATCTGAATGAAAATTATAGATGTTATTGGTGGTGCACTAGTGATATAGATGGCAGTGCTTTAACTTATTACTTATTATTACACGATAAGTTTTGTGAAACAGATGAAAAACCAATGATATGTCTTAGAGCACATTCTTCAGATCCTGAAAGTTTAGTTAATCTATTAAAGATGTACTTAGAAACATGTAAGTACTAATATGGATAAACAAGCATTTAAATAGAGAATGCAAAACCTAAAGTCTTACCGGGAGAATAATCCCGGTAAAGGCTATTGGGACTGGAAGGTAGAAACATTTGCAGATGGTGGTGATGTAGGAGATCCTGAGAAGGAAAGATTCTATCAGGCTACAGGTAGAAGTAGTAGTGGTAGACCTCTAGAAGAAGGTTTAAAACCTGTGTTCAGTCTTGAAGATGCTGCTAATATGACTCCTATTGGTGATGCTATATCGGCTAAAGACGCTTATGATGCAGTAAAGAATAGAGATTGGTTAGGTGCTGGATTAGCTGCAGCTACTATGATACCATTCGTACCTATGACTGTCAAATAGTTTAGGAGTAAATATAAAGGTGTTACACCTAAGAATAGTTATGGCGCTAATAGTAAGTTGTTAGACCAACAAGTGTAGAGATAGATTGATGCTTTAGCTACTGAAAAGGCAAGACGGGAAGCTATTATAAATTAGTCAACTAATTATAGAAAGATTAATGGATGATCCTTCTTACTTGGAAAGAGCTAGAGAGGTTAAAAGAAATTTTGGAGATAACTATACTAGAATATACTCTGATTTAATATAGGACTATAATACTAATCCTAATAACATTCCTAAAGCTATATTAGATTCTGGTATATCTGGTAGAGCAAAGATGAGAGCCAAAGGTAATGCGCAAACCAGAGTAGATAAAGGAGGAACACCTCCAGGTAGAGGAGAATTTGAATATGCTATAGACCCATTATCTACAGATTTAACAGGTGATGTAACATTACATGAATTGAATCATTATACTGTTTTTATTAAAAATAAGTCTCCTCATGCAGATGCTAATAGTAATTTATTTTACTAGATGAGTAAAGATATGGATGGAGTTAAAGTAGATGAGCATGATTCTTACTTTAGCTTACCTACTGAATAGAAGGCTTATATGAATCAACTTAGAGAATACTTATTTAATAGTGGAAAGATTAATAGAAGAAATGATAAAGTATCTCCATCTACTATAAAATAGGCATTAACTGATATATAGAATAAATCCGAATATGATTCTACTATTAGAGCTAGTAAATAGTTTAAAAGTTTAAGAGGTTATACTAAGTGGTTTAATACTATCCCATTACTAGGTACTACTGCATTAGGAACTAACGCTTACTTTAATGATAATAAAAATGAGTGATCTGATAGATTATACAGGTATCATGCCGGAATATCCCATACCTTCATATAAGTATGGTGGTATTCATATAAAGAAAAAGAATAGAGGTAAGTTCAATGCTTTAAAGAAAAGAACTGGTAAAACAACTGAAGAACTTACTCATAGTAAAAATCCATTAACTCGTAAAAGAGCTATCTTTGCTTAGAATGCGAAAAAATGGAAACATAAAGGAAGAAAGAAAAAATAATAAATCTAATTATATATAATTATGGATAATGTAACATTGAACGGTTTTGAGGTATTTGAAGATCTCATGCCAGGAGCAAGTGTAAAGAATAAACCTATTGTTTCTCCCACTAATGAGGAAGAGGAAGAAACAAAAATTGATCTTGAAGGAGTAGGAGAAGAACTCAGTGAAGAAGAGTTAAATAATATTCGTAAGAATACTAAAACTGAAACTGAGGAAGAGAAAGAGGAAGAGCTTGAAGAAGAAGATAAAGAAGTAAAGTCTAAATCTAAAGCTAAACCTAAAACCACTACAAAGGAAGAAACAGAAGAACCTGAAGTTGAGGAAGAAGAACCAGAAGAGTCTACTGATGAAACTACCATAGTAACAGGTTTCTTTGATTCTTTGTCTGAAAAGTTAGGTTGGGATGATATTGAAGATGATGATAAACCTAAGACCGTTGAAGATCTTATTGATTACTTTAACGATGTAATTGAAGAAAACTCAGTACCACAATACGCTAGTGAAGAAGTTGAGCAACTTGATAAGTTTGTTAAGAATGGTGGTAATTTAAGAGATTATTTCTCAATTGACAGCGAAATTGATCTTGATGATATTGATCTTGAAGACGAGAGTAATCAGAAGTTAGTATTAAAAGAATTCCTTAAAGAAAAAGGATTTAATACTAAACAAATTGAAAAGAAACTCACTAAATATGAGGAAGCTGGTATTCTTGAAGATGAATCATAGGATGCTGCTGAAGCTCTTAAGGATATAAGAGAGAGTAAGAAACAACAGCTATTGAAAGATCAAGAAAATGCCGCTAAGCTTGCAGCTCAACGCCAACAGGAGTACTTTGATACCGTTGTCAACGAAATAAAGGGCATGGATAATATCCGCGGTGTTAAAATTCCCGAAAAGGATAAACAGATACTGTTGGAATATATATTCAAGCCTACCTCTGATGGTATGACTAAATTCCAAAAGGATTGGTCTAAGAGCGTAAAAAATTTAATTGAGTCTGCCTACTTTACTATGAAAGGAGACACACTTGTAAAAGCCGCCGAAGTAAAAGGTCAAAATGCAGCTATTAACAAGTTTAAGAATAGTCTTAATAGAACAGGAGTAAGTAGAAAGACTAAGAAACAGGATAACACTAGCACCGAGTCTATGTGGAATTCTTTTGCGCGAAGATTACGTGCAGATTAATATTAACTAATAAAAATTAAAATTACTAGTATTTTATGGATAATAATATTCTAAATAACTTAGTTTTATACAAAGGTAAATGGTTCAGTGATTTGATTGATACCGCTAAGATTTCTGCGGCTTCTCAATAGAATCCATATCAGGTTGCTACCGTGTTGTCTTATGTATTCGGAACTAAGGATAATGGTTACAACACTTCTTTGGATATGCTTACTGGTGGTCTTGGTAATGTAATGACTATTGACCAACCGAGCTGGGAGTGGAATGTAATGATTGATGCCGATAGAGCAGTTACAATTAGAGATGCAAAATGGAATGGCGAAGCTATTACAGAAAATTCAACTGCAGGTCTTGGCAATACACCGATTATGCTGTGGTTAGAAGATAACTGGTTTGGTCCTACTGCTGTATTGGAATTTGATGATAAGGAATTCCAAGTACGTGTAGCAGGTGCTCCGTATCAGGACGGTAACCTGTGGGTATATACTTGTTTTGTAGCTGATGGTCAGCCTACTTCTTATATTCCTGCAGAACTCTTGAAACCGGGTTGCCAAGTATCTCGTCTGGCTTCTGCTGTTGAAGAGTACAGTGAAGAGGGTGATATCCTGAACTATAATACTCACTTCAAGATGCGTAATTATCTTACTACAATTCGTATCAACTATGATATTACTGGTTCAGCTTACTCTACAGTAATGGCAATCGCTTTACAAGATCCTAAGACTGGTAAGAAGTCTTATTTGTGGGCTGATTATCAGGAATGGGTAGCTCTGCGTGAATGGTATAAGAGATGTGAACGTATGTTGGTTTACATGAAATCTAATGTAAACAAAGATGGTTCTTGTAATCTGAAGGGTACTAACGGCCGTCCGGTATTTATTGGTGCTGGTCTGTTGGAACAGATTGCTCCGTCTAACAGACGTTACTATACTCATCTTACTGCAGAACTGTTGGAAGACTTCCTGTTTGACCTGTCTTACAATGTACTTGGTACTAACGAACGTAAGTTTGTTGCATTGACTGGTGAAATGGGTATTCGTGAATTCGATAGAATCCTGAAAGAAAAGGTAGTTAACATGAACTTGATTGATACTGTATTTGTAACTGGTTCTGGTGATAGCCTTACTTTTGGTGGTCAGTTCAAGACTTATAAGATGACTAATGGTATCGAGTTGACTCTGAAGTATTTCCCGCTGTATGACGATATTACTTACAATCGTAAGTTGCATCCGGTTACTTTGAAACCGCTGGAATCATATCGTATGACATTCCTGGATCTGGGTAGACGTGATGGTGAGGCTAATATCGTTAAGGTAGTTCGTAAGGATCGTGAATTCGTAACTTGGACTACTGGTGGTGCAGTTCTTCCTTCTGGCTATGGTAAGTCTATTAATACTCTGAGATCTAATGGTAAGGACGGGTATACTGTGTTCTTCCTCGGGGAAATGGGTATAATGCTTAGGGATCCTCGTGCATGCGGAGAATTAATATGTGACGCAGATTAATTCAAAAAAGTTAAACTAATTTGGGAACCTTATTAAGCTACTCCCGTTATTAACATATCTAACACATTAAGGATATGAAAAGTAACGAAGTATATAAAATAACAAATAAGTTAACTAATAAGGTTTATATTGGAATAACAAATCAAGGTTCTGGTGCGAGATATCGCCATCATTGGTATGAGTCTCGCATTGGCGAACCTTCTCCTATTCATCGTGCTATGGCAAAATACGGTGAAGAAAACTTTACATTAGAAATAATTGATTTTGCTGATACCTACGATGAGTTAAAAGAAAAAGAGAAATACTGGATTAAATGGTATAATTCTACAGATAGGAGCATAGGGTATAACTTAACTGAAGGTGGAGACGGAACTTTTGGTAGAATGCATTCTGAAGAGACCAAAGAAAAAATCAGACAAAAAGCCTTAGGTCGTAAAGCGTCAGAAGATACTAAAAAGAAGATGTCTGAATCTAGAAAAGGTAAATGTTCTGATAAACAAAAGGAACACTTATCTAAATTGCAAGAGCAATGTAAAACTAAAGTTTATCAGTACTCTAAAACTGGAGAGTTTATAGCAGAGTATGATTCTATTATAGAGGCTTGCAAAGCTAATGGTTTAAGCCGTAATACCATCCGCATCCAATTAAAGAATCCTCCAAGAAATCCAAATGATCACAGAATAAAATTTCTCTGGAAAACTGTTAAAACAGAAAGATACTAACTGAACAATCTAATTAATAATTATGGAAGTAATCGTTAGAATAATTAAAACCAATCCCTGGACTGGGATTACTAAATGGCCTACATGTTTTGACTATGTAAGCTCTTACTGGACTAGATCTGGTAATTTATATACTGGTTTATCTGCAGAAGATGCAGCTAGATTAGAAAAAGAAATTGGTTATCCTGAGGGATAGTTATCTCCAAATAGTACATTTTGGGATACTTTTGCTATTAAGATAGGAAGGAAAGATGTACTACTTGACACTAATAGACCTGAGGATGAATTAAAATATTTGTTCCTTAAGAATCATAAGAGAGTAGCAAATGGTTTAAATAATATCAAACCTGGTACTGATTATGTTATGATTAATAAGGATAGTGAAGCAGAAGAACAGAATAAGTTCAATAAAGTTAAGCGTGAAGCATATAGAGAAATGGATAAGATGTCTACTGAAGAAATGCGTAAGTGTTTACGTCTTTATGGTATGAAATCAGACTCTATGTCTAATGAAGTTGCTGAAGCTAAATTGTCAGAATTTATTGAAGCTGATCCTTCTAAATTCTTAATGAAATGGGTAAATAACCCAAATAAAGAAATTAACTTCGTAATTGAAGAAGCTATTGCTAAAAATATTATCAGAAAGAATCGTGCTCAATATTACTTTGGTACTGATTTAATTGGTAATGGTCTTGAAGATGTAATTGCTTATCTTAAGGATAAGAAGAATCAAGATATTAAATTAGCAATACTCAATGAAATTAAATCTAAGTAATGACTAATAAAGATTCTCATATAATTTTCAAGGTAGTTCTGGATAAGAATGCAGAAGGTATTGCTTATGGTGGATGCCCAGCATTCTTAGATGAAGAAGTAGACTTATTTCTTAATCAAGCATAGTTAGAAATCTTAAGTAATAAGATTACTGGTAACAATGCATTAAGAGTAGGTTTAGAAGGTTCTGTATCTAACTTATCTGAAATAGAGAAGTTAATAGCTACAGATGTTAACCTTCATGCTGTACATACAGACTATAATGAGTATGCATTAGAAGATGTTCATGATGAAGATAATAGAATGACCATACTTAGTGTATTACTTAAGTATGGACAATTCTAGACTAACTGCGTACTTACTAGTCATGAGTTAGTAAAGCCTTTTAAGTAGACTTACAATAATATACCTTGGGTAGAGAATCCAGTAGCTACTTTAGAAAATGATAAATTATTAGTATACGTAGATCCTGTTTTAATGCAGGATCCAATGTATGCTCCAAGAGTAGAAGATAATACAGAGTTCTACAGAGTAGATCTTACTTATGTTAAGAAACCAACTAAGTTTGATTATACTAAACCTGAACAAGAATTAGACTTCCCTGAAGATGTTATGTATGAGATTATTAATAGGGCAGTAGTAATAGCTTTAGAGAATATAGAATCTCAGAGACAATCTTCTAAGTTTTAGTTAAACCAAGTATCTGAATAATTATGACAGAAAGAAGTTTTTAGATTAATGTAGAAAGGTAGCTAAATAATATTATAACAAATTATAATGATACTATTAAGTTTCCATCAGATACTTTATTTCATTTTATAAATAAAGCTAAAGATGAGTATGTTAAATAGAACTTTAGAGTATTCTAGAGAAATCAAGAGATTACTGATAACATACGTACTTTAGTGAATACTAAAAACTATACCACTTATAGTTTTAGTAAATTAGGTAATAAATGGGAAGCTGATTATCCTGAAGATTATATGTTTGCACTTGGTGAAAATGTATATATAAGTATAAAGGATAATAAATGCAATAACTTAATTACTCGCGAATCTGATGTAATAGAGGCTACAATAGAGACAGTAAGCTCTAGACTAAGTAATAGCCTATCAGATCATAGATTACGTTATAATCAAGCAAAACCTATTAGAGTATATACTGACAATAAAATTGTATTATATACTGATGGTAAATATGATATAAGTTCTTATGAGCTTACTTACTTAAGAAAAGCCAAGGATTTAGGTACTCTCTAGGATTTAACTAAAGAGTATACAGATTTACCAGAAAATACACATTAGGATATAGTGGATCTAGCAGTTCAAATGATAGTACAAACTATACCTAATACCAGTTCTAAGAAATCTTAGGACAAATAATTAAAGGCGCTTACGGCCGTGGAAATCTGAAATAATGAAAGTAGAAAGTAAGCGAATAGACTAAGCGCTAATGTCTAATTTAATTTTAATATTTTTAATATGTTACAATCAGTACACTCCGTATTAATCGGAAAACAAGTTCCTGGTTCTTATTCTACAGTAGATGCTTTGAATGCAGGCGACGTTGCTTTGTTTGATGAAAATAAAGCTCTTATTAAAACTGCTGCTGAAGCAGTAGATGCTAATTCTCTTTATGTAGGTGTAGCAGGTGAAAAGATGAACGTTACCATGCCTGATGGTTCTGTAGAAAAGAAAGCTAATATTGAATTCTCTAACGAAATTCAGAAAGCTTCTAAACCGTCTGCAGTTATTGGTGAACATGTTGATCCGGTTGAAGAAAAAATTGTTATTACTTTAACTGATGCTACTATTATCGCTGGTAACCGTTATGTTCTGCGTATTGTTTATAAAGATATGTATGAAGCTGCTTGGCAGTTTACTCACACTTATGAAGTATATGCTGAGACTACTACAGCTAAAGACTTGGTAGATGCTTTCTTGAAGAAGATTAACGCACATAAGAATCGTAGAGTGCAGGCTTCTGCTTCTGCTGCAGTTCTTACTTTGACTGCTATGCCGAAGGATGATAACGAAGGTGTTTATTCTCTGAATGAATACAGTATTGTATCTATGGAAGCTTCTCTGTATGAAACTATTCCTGGTGCATTACTTGCTAATCAGCCTAAGGCCGTTGTTGGTGCTAAGATTGAAAAGACTGCAGGTAATCCTGGTAAGGGTTATTGGAAACAGGTACGTGACGCAGAAGTACGTAATATGGGTTATAAAGGTCATGTATTTACTGGTGCATATCCTGAAGTAGAATAGATCCGTAAGACTGTTGAAGGTGCAGAATATGACTACGCTATCATTGAAAATGATAACCTGTACTTAAGTAATGATAATCAGTACATCAAGACTACTCCGTTGACTACGGAAGTTTATTGTCCTAGTTTAGTTGATTCTATCGTAGATAAAGGTATTCAGTCATTTATCGCTGGTAAGACAATTGCCTAATCCACATTAGAGAGATTGAATTTGGGATAAAGATTCCTTTTACAAACTACAGAAGTGGAGTTGTGGAATATTCCACTCTCCACTTTTTTTATTGTTGATATATGGACAAATTAACAAATATACAAATAGATGGTGATAAACTGACCTTTAAAATAGAAACTGAAGTAGATCTTAGTAGCTATAGTAAGGAAGTTTATATAGACGAAGTATGGAATTTAAAGAACATACTTGAAGACAGTCCTATACATAACATTGGCTTTTCTGAGAATATTACAATTGATTCCGATAATAATGTAACTGTAACTAGTGATGATATTCTAGAGTTAGATTGGAATATGAAGTATGTTACATTAAGATGTTTTACGGATCAGGAAGAAATACATTTTCATGGCATATACTATAATCCTTCAATTGTGTATATGGCAGAAATTAGGAAATTACATACTCACTGTTCAACTTGTTTAGATGATTAGACTATGCAGAATATAATGTTAGTAGTCTTTAAGAGATAGTTGCTTGAGTATGCTCTAGCATCCGATTATTATCGCGATGCTTTGCAATTATATGTAGATATATGTAGATTACTCGAAATATCTATTAAGCCAAAATGTGCAGCTAATACTTGCTGTAACAATGCTATTCTTACTCAGAAAGGTGATTGTTTCAATACAGAAAACGATAAATGTCTTCACTTAGAGAAAGAGCGTAACTCTGCTACTTTATTTAGTGGTATTTGTTACTCTTGTTCTAATAATACTTGCAGTATAGGAAATTGCAGTAATGGTTATTGTAAATTATAAAATAGATAGATATGTTACAAAAATGTGATGGCGTAAAGATATTAGACTTAGAAGAGAAGCTTGAAGCTACAGGTGGTGAATACATTGTTACTGCAGAGAAAGACAATAACTATAAATTACCACTTGAATCAGTAGCTGATATAGTTATAGGTAATTCTAAGTTTAAGGCTGCAATTAAGGATGTATACGAATCAAGTACACCTACAGCGTCTGTATCTTTAGACAAAGATAAATTCTTATTTTCATTTGGTATACCAGCAGGTAGAACAGGAGATGCTGGTAAAGATGGTAAAGATGGATAGGATGGCAAAGATGGTAAGGATGGTATTGATGGTGTACCAGGTATAGATGGAGATACTACTAGAGTAGTAATAGCGTATAAGTCTACTAAAACTATACAAAGACCTGATACTCCTGTAGGAGGTAGTTGGGATTATGATACTAATACTATTACATATCCTGAAGGATGGTCTGGTAGTGATAGTAATCCTAATGGCTATGTATGGATGTCTACTGCTACATTCTCTAGTAAAGGTACAATAGTAGTACCTTGGAGTACACCTGTAAGACTTACAGGAGCAGATGGGCATGATGGTGCTGATGGTAGTAATATTGAATTCGTATATAAACTTACTATAACTAGCTTAGTTATACCTACTAAGCCTACAGGTAATAGTCAGACTGAAGCTATTAGACAAGGTTGGACCGATCATCCTACAGGTATTAGTGAATAGTATCAATGTGAATGGGTTTGTTCACACAACTTACAAGCTGATGGTACTTGGGGTGAATGGGAAGGTCCTACTATTTGGTCTAAATGGGGAGTAAATGGTAAAGATGGTGATGGAGTAGAATATATTTATCAACGCACTAAATTACCAGCTTCCCCTCAAGAGATTACAGATAATAATCCAGATCAAGATGAGTATATACCTCAATCAGCTCCCGGTGAACAACCTTGGACAGATGATCCTAAAGGTGTGAATGAAGAGTTTAAATACGAGTGGGTTAGTAAGAGAAAGTATAAAGGTGATACTCATAAATGGGGTAACTTTAGTTCTCCGTCATTGTGGGCTAAATATGGAGATAATGGGTAGGATGGTAATCATCTTAGAGTAATGTATACTAAGACATCTGGTAGCGACGTTAAACCTAGAGATCCAGATAGATTGAATATTAATCCTGGTAGTATCTGGGGTGTAGGTATGCCTACTGCAACTGGTAAAGAAGCTATATGGGGTATTCAAGCCCTTGTTACTTTTGATAATAAGTTAGTAATTGATGAATCCTTACCTGAAGAAGAAAGAGGTTGGCAAGGTCCTTACTTAATTACTGGTGTACCTGGTCTAGATGGTAATAATTTTAATTATCAAGTAGAAGCATTTAAGCAAAGTCAGACTCAACCTGAGAAGCCTACTAGTAATGACCCATATCATCCAGGCAATGGTTGGATACTTACTCCTGATATGTCTACTGGTATATGGTGGAAATCTGTAGCATTAGTTCAAGGTGAAACAGGTTCTGTAATAGAATGGGGAGCTGTAGTAAAAGTAACTGGTCAAGGCGTTGTTATTAAAGGTATTTTGGACTCTACAGATAATCTTCCAACGGAAGGTAACCAGATAGGAGACGGATGGGTTATCGATGGTTTCTTGTGGGTATGGAATGGTAGCGAATGGGTAAATGTAGGTAAGGTTCAAGGCATGGATGGTAACTACTATGAATACAGATTTGCTAGAAATAACAGTTGGGAAACAGCTCCTTAGTTAAATGCAGCTGAACGTTATCCTGCAGGTTGGAGTTCTACTGCACCAGCGTTAAGTAGCGGTAAAGTATTATGGGCTACATTTGCTCTTATTAATGGTGGAGATAATACTTTGATAGAACAATGGTGTGACCCATACTATATGACTGGTATGACTGGTGATAATGGTGGTTCTGGTGTTCCTGGAGTAGGTTACGAGGTTAGATACTGTAAAGGTACTGAAACTACTTATACTGGTGAGACTTGGAATGACACTATGAAATGGAAAAGAAATCCTACAGGTTGGTCTATGGATGTTCCTGAGCTTACTAGTGGAGATGAGTATAATTATATATGGTTTATTCAGTGTAGAGTTATTAATGATAATATGGAAACTGCATGGTCTAAACCTAATCCTATGGGTGGTATAATTACTCCAGATCCAGTAGGTTCACAACCTATAGCATATCCTGCTGGTATATATAGTACTAGTACTCCTTATATTAATGACGGAGAGAAAGCCCCTTATGTGTATGATACTAGCGATGGTAACTACTATTTCTTAAAATCAGTAATGACGTGGATTGGTACTCAACAGAATAATGAATCTCCTGCTACAGATACATCTGGTGCATGGACTGTATTAGAGAATTATGAGGCAATTTATACTGATTTACTTATTGCACCTAATTCATTAGTAGGTGGAGCTGTATTTAATAACAACCTGATGTTCTCACAAAGAGGTAAGAATGCTAGTGGTGGTGATAGTTCTGAATATCATTTGATTAATACTTCAAATCCTATGAACTCTTCTAACTAGTTTAGACCTAACTTCTTGTTAGACTTTAAGAATGGTGAAGCCTACTTTGGAGCTGGAGGTATACATTTAGCAGCTGATTCTGAGAACAGTAGTATTAGCATAAGTTCTAGCTCTAGTAATACTAATATTGATAAATACGGTATTAATATGACTATGGGTAATACTAGTTTTACTGTAAATAATCAAGGTGTTTACTACAAAAAGGGAAGTACAAATGCATTTGGTGTACTTAATACAGGAGCTGGTACATTTGCAAATGGGAAATTTGCATGGAACGAAAATGGGGATATAGTTGTTTCAAATGGTTTAATTGTAAATACTAACGGTACAGGGCAACTAGGTCCATCTATTACTTGGGATAATCAAGGGCAAATGGAGATGAATAAGTCATTAAAAGTAGTAAATTCTGATAGTGACTATAATGTTATTCTTGGTAAAGGTCCTACTACTGATACTACTGCTTTAACTATTACAGATAAATCTGGAACAAAATTAGCAGAAATGGGTCTTGTAAAGACAAGCCAAGGTTCTATAGTCGTAGGTTTTGCTTATAGAAATCCTAGTAATATGGACCAAATATCTTTATCTCCTGGAGAATTAGTTTGTGTATCTGGAACTTCTGGTAATTATTCTGGTTTCTAGATTAGTGCTGCAACAGGATTGTAGTTCTATGGTACAGGTAGTGGATGGAAAACTTATAGTGCTAAATAATTGATTTACTATGGATAAAGCAAAAGAATATATAAACAGTAAAACAAACTCTATACTTAAAACTAATATACTTAGGAACAATAGAGATGTTGTAGCAACCATAGTATACAATGAATTAACAGATTTATTGGAGTTTAGTAACACATCTAGTGTTACTACTCCTATAGATTCTGAAATACTAAAAAGATATTTACATTAGGTTAAACCATAGTTATATAGTGGTATACCTATGAAACTCAAACCGTATTGTATTAAGTGTGGTTGTGGTAATGGATACTTTAGAGGATTGTATGATCCTTATGTATTAGCATTGTTGACAGAGGATGCAGATCCTTGGTTATGGGAAGATAACGGTGTAGTACTGTTAGAATAGTAGAAAGAAAATAATTTGATTGACAATGATAGCAAGAATTAAAGGTTTAAAAATTAGTCAAGCTTCAGAACGTACTGCTGTCACAGGATAGGAAATGATTCCATTCCAAGATGGTGAAAGAAATGGTAAGATCCGAATGATAGAGTTTAAAGATATGACTATGTATATCTTTGATCCTACTATCATTGATGGTAAAGTAAGTCAAGAAGATTATGACGCATTAAAGCAGGCTATAGAAGAAGGTAAGCTCATCTATACTATTAACTCTAAGAGAAATGGTTTAGATTTAGCAACTGAAGTAGCTATAGTTGGTGGTACTATATATATTGAATCTCCTGATTTTATTAAAGAAGAAGGTACAGATAATATATCTCAAGTAGTATTTGATACTATTACTGTAGATGGTTCATTAAACTATAGTAAGGAACAATATACTACTACAGTTATTAAGACTACTGGAGATGGTACTAAGGTACTCACAGATAATGGTCAGTATGTATATATAGGTAATTTAGCATTAACTAACATTAAGTTTAAAGATGGTACTAATACATCTACTTATGACTTAGTAACTAATGGCATTACTTTCAGATAGAATGCTACTCCTTGTGTATCATGGAATACTATTAAGAGTGGTAACAATATCTATATGGATATACGTATAGCTAATGCTACTGCTTCTATGGATGGTCTCATGAGTAAGGAAGATTATGTAGAACTTAATACTACTATTCCTGGATAGATTGAAGACCTAAAGGAAGCAGACTCCAATTTAAACAATAGAATAGACGATCTTGATGATAAGATTGATAAGGAGATTGCTGACAGAGAAGCAGAGATAGACCGTATAGAGAATAAATTTGATGGAGTTACTGATGAGCTAGAAGCTGCTTTACAGAAAGAAATTGAAGATAGGAAAGCAGGAGACACTACTATTACTAATAACTTAAATGCATTTATTAGTACTAAAGGTCAGCCTGGCGGTTTAGCTGAATTAGACTCAACTGGTAAGGTTCCTGCAGCTCAATTACCGTCTTATGTAGATGATGTATTAGAGTTCTCTACTAAAGCTTAGTTCCCCCAGACTGGTGAAACTGGTAAAATATATGTAGCTAAAGATACTAACTTAACATATAGATGGACTGGTACTCAATACTTAGAGATTAGTCAGAGTTTAGCATTAGGTGAAACTCCTAGTACTGCATATCCTGGAGATAAAGGTAAAGCTAATAGAGATGCTTTAAATAGTATGCCTACTAAACTTACTTCATATCTTACTCCTACTACTAGTACTGGTGAATTAGTTAAGATTAACTATAAGTATGCAGCTAAAGATGGTTTAAATTATGGTCCATTACAGGATGATAATATAGATATACCATCAGCTACAACTACTAATGCAGGTGCTATGTCTGCAATAGATAAAGGTAGATTAGATGACTTATATAATGAATTTGGTAGTATACAGAATCCTGGTGATAAGCTTGATTCACTACCTAATAACCTAGTTACTGGTGTAGATGCAACGTCTAGAAATGCAACTAGTGTAACTATTAACTATAAGCAATCTGATTTATCTGCAGCTAGTAATTCATATGCTAATCCTATTACTAAGTCATAGACTATACCTGCTGCTACACAATCTGCAGCTGGTGTAATGACTGCTACTGATAAA